TTTTTGTTGCTCAGGAACTTATAAATAAAGTTAAATTATAGTGTTGCGGAATTAAGGATATATTCTTTAATTCGGCAATATCATCTGTTGTAATGGCTATACTCTTGTTGCTGCCAAACAACAAGGCAGAGATAATACCGTCAGGCATATCAATAGAGATACACCCATCGCCTATTGTGCCATGAAGAAGCCCAATATCAAAAGGCTTTTTCTCCATCGCTTTCAGTATTTGCATCGCGTCATCGAAAACAGATTCCGCATCAACAACTCCATTTTCATCAGCGACAAACAGGGATAGATTGTCAATTTTCTCTTCCCATTTTTCCTTGTTCCGGCAAACGATATTGTGCGCTGCTCGCTTCATATATACAGAAGGTATAGCAAGCGATGGATTACCTTTTATCATTTCATCTATTCTTGCGTCTATCCATGTTTCTATTGATGGAGCAAGACGTTCTTTCAGTTTTTGTAAGTTCATTTCTTGTTCCCTCCCTTCTTCGTTCCTTGAACCATAGCAAGATATTCCTGCCAAGTCTTATCACTATGGTTTGTCATATAATCGTTAAGCATAGCTGATTTTTGTTCCTCTGCTTGTGCTATCTCTTTTTTCAGTCTTTGCATCAAAGATAGATGTTTCTTCAATGCTTCCTGTCCTTGCTGAGTGCTTTCAATACGAGGACGTATGATGCGCAATTCCTCGTCTTGCACAAGCTTAGACACATATTGCAAGCTGTCAACGTACTCTTGATTCTGCATCAAGTACTGACGTTGTGCGCCTGTAAGATTGTCTTCAATCTTGTCAATCTCATCCCATAAAGGGGTGGAAGACTGCTGTGCTTGCATATTGATAGATGCTCGCTTCTGCTGTATTGCCTCATACATCTTCTGTAGCTCGGCATCCATCATCTGCGGCTGCTGCTGGCCTGTACCCATATCCAATAATGGGCTGTTTCCAAAATTCATCATAATCAATATCTTTAAGTTGGTGATATGTTGTAGAGAGGTGAGAGGGCATCCACCAACGAGGGCAAACGCCCCTCACCAACTCATTTTTTCTTAGTCCGTCTAACCGACTTCCTTACAGCTCTGTTACGCTCCTGTAGTGGGAGTGGATGTAGCAGCACATCCGCAAAAGTTTGCGGATGGAAGAACTGTAACAGTAGGAGTGCTCTGGAGTCCGAGGACACCATCAATCTTGCGGCAGCACTTCTCGTTCACGTAAGCCATCATCAGCTTCTCCTTGTAAGGAGTGAGGGCTTCCATAATAGCAACCTTCTTGTCGAGGTCACAATACTTTGCTTGCAACGCATCGTACTGGTCTCTCTGATTCTTGTACAGACCGAAGTCCGCATCAATCTGAGACTTGTAAAGACCGAACTCAGCCTGCATTGCACGGCGGTTCTCAGCGTTGATAGCATCTGTAGCACCCTTGTACATAGAGAACTTCTCTGCGATGTCAGTCTCACGCATAGCGTAGAACTTGTTAGCGGTGTCGAGCTTCAAACCGAACATGTCGGTAAGCAGCTTCACCTCATCAGCGCATTCCTTCTCCATTACCTGCAAGGCGGTCGGCTGATTAGCATTCGCATTTGCGCCATAGCCGTTTGCGTTGATATTCACGTTCTCAGGCATATTGCTGCCACCGAGAGAACCAAACACGCTGCGATTACCGCCAAATAGCCAAGCACCAAGACCGAGTGCAGTACCAGCTATGCCAAGACCCAATCCTGTGCCTGCGATACCTTTAGAAGCATACTCATCGTGCTTCTTCCCCTCTTCGTAGATTTTCTTCTCTACTACTTTTGCATCTGTCATCTCCATAATACAATCTTTTTAAATCCTCAATATTAACTAACACTATTCTGTAACGTTACAGGCACAAAATTAGCGTGTTACGACCAATAAAGCCATAACACGCTCAAAGATTTTGTATTATACTGATAGTCAGATACTTAAAGTGATAGTAGGTACTATCACTTGCTTCTCTTCTTTCTTATGAACCACAGAATGTCCCACTTCTTCCAGTATCGTGTGTGCCCGCGCTTTTTGCATTCTCCGTTCGGTATGTCCCCGCGCTTGACCATCCTGTTTAATGTTGCGTCGCTCACGCCCAATCTGTCCTTTACTTCCTCTGCGCTCATCATCGGGTTAAGCATATTCGGAAGTATGTCCTGGCAGAGTGTTTCTATATCGTCGTCGCTCATGCCGCAGGCTGTCACCTTCTCGCCGTTGCGCTGCTGCTCGTCTGCCTTAAAGCACGAATTAGCAAGCGATTGCAACAACGTGCCGAGCATCTTGTATCCGAAAATCTTTCTCATAACATTTCTTTTTAACTGAACATTCTTTTGCCGAGCTTTGATTTACAGCAAAACCAGTCGACAGCTCCGTAAATATACAACAACAGCGTAAACGCCATGATTGCAAAGTGTGCCATTACCATCTCGTTGGTCGTGTACCAGTTCCAATATACAAGATGTATGGAGTTGACACCGAAGTAGTAGAAGAACGGTATGCGATACTTCCAACACAGCCAGAAGAAGCGTGACGCAAGAATTATAACCATTGGCAGTATATAGACCATGATATAGATGAACGCATAGCACGCATAGTTCGCCTTGTGTACCTCAAACATCTCCTTTGGATTGCGGCTAAAGTCAAACACGCCGTACATGTGCGCCGTCATTATGAGTATTGGAACCCACTTGCAGAACCAGCGGAAAAACCGCAATATTCTGCGTGAATACTGATTGCCGGACTCTGCCACCAAAGACATAATCTCCGATATGTCCTTACCCTTCACAAGAGCAAGAAACATCCTTTTATCATCATCGTTCATATTGATTTTATTTAATTTAATATAACGTTGATTAGTTTTATTTGATGCAAGTTAGTCATTTTTTCCCAAAGTTGTATGCACTGTTATTTATATTTATATTTATTTAAACACTGTAAAAAACGCAAGTCTTTAGCTCAAGGGTAGTTCACTTTAACTCCTTGCCTATCCATCACGGACGGGCAAGGCTCCTGAAAACAAATCACCTTAAACTAAAAAACTAATAACTAACCAATCTACATATTATCTCTTTCTGTGTATCAGCCAAAGCAGCAGCGAGATTAAACATAGTGCCACCGCTCCGACCGCTATCTTGCCTACGAACATCTGCGTCCGCTCCCACCATGTAGCCTTACGCTCAACTGGCACCGGCACTGGGATTGAGTCCGCTCGCAGGATAGACTTGTATATCGTGTCCGTCTTGACGCTCACCCTGTCACGCCATTTGTACACGTTCTTGGTCTTGTATATCGTGTCACCAACAGTATAGCTCTCGACATAAATAGAATCGTGTACACGGAATGTATCGACTTGGTAGTTGGTCTTATACAACGTGTCCGTCTTGTTGATTACCCGTTCAAGCACAACAGGCTTCGGAGTCGCGCAGCTCGTCATAACAAGCAGGAGCAAGTGCAGCATAGAGCCAACGATGATAGTGAAGCCGTAGCGGCAAATATCATCCCATTCAATGTCTGGCAGCTTATACCGCTTCCATTGATACACCTCTCGCAGCACCATTACGGGCAGCGCGAGCGCTCCCACGAATATAGACGCGATAAACCACCCGATAGCACCTTGTCTGTTTCGCTTATTCTCGTCGTAGCCTTCATCTACCACATCGGGCTTATCTGCCTTGTAGAAAAAAAAGAGCGTTATCGCTCCCAATACGATGCAGTTCAGCAGCATTAATATTTCTCTTATATCCATACGCTTTTACTTTTGATATTATTATTAATCAGTTTCTTCTCTTCCGTAGTCTCTCGGTGGCTTTCGCTTCATACATCCGTTCACGGTACACTCATTCCACTGCAGCTCGTGCGTCTTCATTAGAAGCGTGTTCTTCTCGTCTTTGAGCTGGCGAATGGTCGCACGCTGCTTGCCAATGTCGTCGTAGAGTGAGTCTATTTTGTTGTTGAGTCTTGTGCGCTCCTCCATGTGCTCCTCGTGCTCATGAGTGTAGAGGTTGCGCCACTCCTGGGCGTAAGCGAGGGCGTTAGCGTCCTCCTCCTTTTGTGCTGCAGCTGCCTCTTTGCGCTTCCGCGAGTTATAGTAGAGCAGCTGCCCCACGATGCCACCGCTAACAAGCAGCGAAAGTATCTGTAAAACCATATCCATCTGCACCTCCTTACTCTATTGTTATCCAAATCTGCTCGCCTCTCTCGTCCGCAGCCTTCAGCATGGTGTATACCTTGCGGAACGTTGCCGTTGAGTTCAGTACCTGTCCGACCGCCTTGTTTTCTCCGACAAGGATGCAGCCATCCGTGTCCTTCGCCGTGTTGCCGATGTGTATCAGCACACCTTGGTAGCCAGGTGTATTGCACAACCTTGGTAGTCGGCCCTTGCAGAAAAGATACTGCGCCCGACCTCCGAACCTTGGCGACACCGTCTTCATATCGACGAGGTATCTGCCAGTAGGTATGGCGGTTTCGCCCTTGATTTTAACTCCGCATATCTGCGCCACACTCATCATCGAGGTCAGCCCTCTGTCCTTGTCTTCGAGCGTGTCGCAGACGTATGCGCCGTCGACGTACATCTTACCTATAGTGTAGGTGTCACGTCGTGCTATTCTCTTTACTTTTACTTCCATGATTTATGTTTTTAAGTCGTTAACTTCTGTTGGCTCGTCCTCAGAACTCAGCGTTGTTGTTTCTCCGTCAGTAGCCTCGTCGGCTGCCTTGCCACCTGCCAATACATCATATACTCCATTGAAGCCCGATAGCTTTCTGCCTACCCACTGTGCTTCTACTTTCGAGATGGTGCCGCTGCAGCCACATTTTAATATGACAGCCGTATTGTTGTATATAACGTTCTGCGGTGACCCAGAGGTGTTATCTTGCAAATAGCCACCTATCATATCGAAACTCTTTCCACTTCTGTTGATAATGATGATATCCTGACCGTAGTATGGCAGCACGTCTCTAACGTCTTTTGCACTTAGGGCTGCGAACGTATGTTTCTTGTCTGATGAATAAAACGGTAACACTATTACTGGCGTTGCACCGAAAGAACTACCATCAACAATTTCTATAAAACTACCCGTTTTTGTAAAGTCAAAGCTTATATGTCCTTCACCGACATATTGATTTAAGATGTATTTATGTAAGTTTGCCGATGTTATTCTTGTTAGCTTCTTACACACAAATCCCTTAAACAGACCTTCATTGACATCCAGCTGTCCATTCTCGTTCACGCTCGCCGTCACCTCGCCGCTGTTGTTCTTGACCATGAACTTGTTAGCCGTCGCCGTGATGGTGTCGTCCTCGAGGTCAATGCCTGCTCTTTTCAGTCCCGACTCCAGTTTGCCAGCCTCCGTCTTGTCGTAGGGCGATAAACTCCAGCCGCCGTATTCCGTGCCCTCCATTATCATCGGGCGGCACACGTCGATAGCACCATTTCTGCGCACGGCAAGTTCAAGCAACAGCTTCGTGCAGCCATCGGGCACGGTAAACGTCGCAGTAAAGAGCTTCCAGCCACCTATACTCAGATAGATATAGCCCGACTTGACAACAGCACCTTCCGTACCGCCGTCAAAGCGCTTGATAGAGTAGTAAGCGCCATTATCAAACAGGCTGACAATCTTCGCCCATACACTGAATACATACGTCTTGCCAGCCGACACGCGCACATCCTTAAAGTACAAACCGGTGTATGTGTTCGCTGTAGCGCCCGACGCACTGAACGTTGCGTAGTTTGAACCACCAACACCCCCACCGCTTGTTATTTCCACCTTTTGTGAGTGAGCCGCCGCTATCTTTGTGATGTCATCCCACGGACGCAGCGCAGAGCCTACGATGCTGTTCTTTAGGTTCGTGGTCGTTTCAACCTGTAGAGAGATTTTGTCCGTTGTCTGCTCTATCTTCGATACCTTATTCTCAGTATTCGTCTGCTTCTGTGCAAGCGAAGTGATACTCTCTGCGTTCTGCGTTAGAGTAGTGTTTATCTTGCCTATCTGTCTGTCCGTCTCCTGCTTGTTCGCAGACACTGTAGAAGTCAGTCCGTCCACGTTAAGCACAAGCTCCGCAAGCGTCGTTTCCTTTGTCGTGTCGCCGTCCTTCACTTTGAGTTTGAACATTGACGCAAGCGCATAAATCTCGTCGCGTGACACCACGAATATCTCCTTGCCGTCGAGCGTATAGTCGTTCACACCTTTATATAGCTTGATTGACGGAGAATCAGAGCCGTAAGCCGAGAGGTACAGCACCGACTGACGCGCCACATCGGTTGTATTACCCATCTGGACAAGCTCGTCACCCACCTCGGGCTGCGAATCGCCGTAGTTACCTCCCGACAAGGCGAGAATGTCGATGTAGTCCGTGCCGACCGCCGTCACCCTACGCCAGTAGTATTTGTTTTTCGCGTTCGCCGTCGTGCCCTCCTTGATGTTGAACGTCTGGCAGCGCACAAGGTCGTTGACTGCAAACGGGTTCGTTATCTCCTCGTCGCCTCGCTTAGTCAGGAACGAACAACGATAGACATCGTATCGCAAGGGCGAAGTGCCGTATTCGGGCAGCAGCGTACCTTTTTTCAAGAAGTCCACCTTGCTAATCTTCATCGACGCAGGCGACAACACTACCTCGCCACCTACGCTTTGAAGCTCTCGGATTACGAGCCTTACGAACTCCGCAGCCTTGCGCACAAGCAGACGGTCTACCTCCAGGTAGCTGTCACTACCTCCGTTGTAATCACCAAGCTTGAAGCCAGAGCCGAGCGCACCCGAACGGAACGCCGCCGACACAACCTCTTTAAGGGTAGCGATACCGTCGGAGGAGATGCCGAGGACATTGCTGTCAGACTGCTCGCCAAAAGCAATACCTTCCCAAAAGCGGATAAGTTTCTGCGCGACATCCTGTTTTGTCTTTGAGAGAAAAAACTTCGAGCCTTCACTCGCGATATATTCCTTAACCTGTGCAGGCGTAGTGCCGCCACCGCTACCTCTGCCGAGCGCGGTTATCTGTTCCTGCATCTTTTGCAGCGTGCCTGCCTCCTTGTCTTCACGCAGACTTACCTCGTATGACGGTATCTTTCCGTTTTCCTCTTTGATTGTCAGCCTGTCGATGATTATTTCCGCGTCAAGTCCGAGGTCTTCATCCTTGAACGGCATAATGTCGCCCTCCTTGATTGTGTCATGTATGCTCTTTACTGCCCCCGAGGTGTCGGCCATTGCCTCGTCATGCTGACGGGCCATAAAGATGTCATAAATCTTCGGTGCGTAGGTGTGTCTGGTGTGGTCGTTCTCTATAAGCCATGCAATAGCGTAGCGCAGCAGCTTTTCGGAAGCAGCTTCAACGTACTGCACAGGCAGCTCGATTCCCGACAATACGAAATGATCGCCCTTGCTAATCTGAAAGTCCTTGTACGGAAAATACAGACCGATGTCTTCCACTCGCTGCAACGTGAGCACCCAGCGACCGTTCTCTTTTACACTTCCCGACACCTTAAACTTTCTGCCGGCACACATTCCGTCCGTCATGGTGATGGAGAAGTCGCTCTGCTTTAAGGCATTGATGTCGAAGTTTACCTTTTCGTTAAGCTCGACCTTACATGAAGGAACATCCTGACTATCCTTGAACACACCGTTGTCCTCTACATTCGTGCCAACCGCGATTTCGTCAATGCGCACGCCGTCCACCTCCATCTCCTTGATTGTCGGAAATATTTCTTCCTTCTTTTCTTTTATGTCTTCCGTATCGAAGAATACACTGCCAGGACGCACGCCGATAGTGTCAGCCATAGCTGACTCCACCCACGGGCGGTCGGTTCTTGTCGAGAAGCGCAGCTCCGCGCCGGTCGGGTTAAGCGACGCGTGCTTGTCAGTGTGGCTGTTCCACCACTCCTGCAATGACATCTGCGGAAAGCCTGGCAGCATTAAGCGTGAACACGCCATGTTGTTGGGCAGATGGTCGGTAGCGTAATCTTTCCTGTTGTCGGGGAAAGCCTCCTTGTTCACTCCGCTGACAAAATGAACCATCTTTGTTGACTTTACCGCCTCGTAGTATTTTCTTGCGTCGGCAACCGAGTTTTCCTCGTTCGTGCCGCCCGCAATGCGCACTTCGATACGCTCCTCGAAATACGGCGCACGAAGAACCGTTACCTTGGCCTTGACGACAACGCCGCCGTCATGCAGACTTACGGAGTATCGCGAGGAGCCTTGTCCGTCGGAGATATGGTTGGTGAAATACGCCGACGCTTTTTCAACATTAAGACCACCAAGTTTGATGTCTGCTGCATACCATGCGGTATGATCGAGAAGCTGTAGCGTATCCGCGAAGTCAGCCCACACCTCCATATTCAATGTTGCGTAGTATCTGTTGGGTAGGTTTTTCTCCGAACCGTATGCCCTCATTCTCGTGACAATCTTCTGGTCGCTTTCTGCGTCCTGGTTAATCTCGACAAGTCCAAATGCTGCGCCGTACTTGAACGTGTTCTGCATGAGCAAGCCCGATGTGTCAACGAATACCTCTCTGTTTCGTGTTATGAAGTTTACGTCGAACTGGGAGTTTACCAACGCAAGTCCTTCCCATACGGTCTGATTCTGTACACTGATTGAAGTTGAGTCTATCTCGGTGTCTGCAACACCAGTGTCCTCTTTGGTTGTATCGCCACCATATATCTCTTCCCATCTTGCAGCCTCGCAGCCTCGTGTCTGGCTTCTTTTCCAGTTGCGTGAATAGAACTTCCATGCTTTGTCTCCGAACTGCTCGTTCATGTTAGCTTGCAACCTGTCAAGCAAATCGTCAAGTGATCCGATGTAGAAAACAAAGTCGGGCAGGGCGGTGTAGTGTAGCTGCGCCTCGTCGTTCAGCACAACATCAAGAAACTCCGCTCTTGCCAGCTCGTCGGACAGGGAGTTCAGCTTTATGTCTGAATACTTAAACGAGTCGCCGAGGGCGTTCTTGTGGCCCTGCTTTATCTTGCCTGGGTCGTAGTTCAGCTCGAAGCGCTCGTTTCTGTAAATCAGATAATCGCCGATTGAGAAATCGACGGGAGCCTCGTTCTCTATTGATACGGATACGGAACACTCTCCCATCCACTCGCCGTCGTATGTCAGCGAATGAACGGAAATTTCCTTGCCGTTGGTGTCACGCAGTGGCGTGCCGTCCTTATGATAAAGTTTCCATTCCATATCTCTATTTGCTTAATGTCACTTCCGTTACGGGGTCTTCAACTCTCAACACTGTTGAGAACGTTACCACATCTCCCTCGTCATTGCGGTGCAGGTTTGCGTCGTCGGACACCTTCTTGAGGCGGATGTGTCTTCTTCCTACCTTAGTCCAGTCGCAGTACATCTTCATTTTTATGCCGCTACCGTCGCGTCCGCTCAGGTAGTTCAGAAACTTTCTTATTACTGCGTTAGCTGAGAACTTGTCGCCCTTGCAGCACCATTTCACGGTCATATCGTATGCCGAGAATTTAAGGCTGTCGCCGAGATATGAGTCTTCTCCATCCTCGTCTTTCCAGTCCTTTACTACAGGCTCCTTGACCTCCATGCCGATGTCGAACGGTATGGAGGCGCACCACACGTCGAAGTCAGCTACGGTCTCTTTTACCACCGCTCCCGTCTGCTCTTTTTGTATGAAGACATTGTAGTGTTGCATAAATATACGTAATTTTCTCCAAAAATAATAAGAAACGGATAATTATACAAATTAATATATAACTATCCGCGTTTTTAACAATAAATATCCACTTTATTAGCTGATATAGAGCTTTTTTCTGCCGCTTGTAGACACCGCGTTCATCCAATCCATCATCCGATCGAGTTTCTCGTTACGGGCCTCCGCAAGCATGACTATCTGCGTGAGCTGCCCGAGCTGTGCTTTCTGTATCTGGCCCATTTCGGGAAGACGCATCTTCAAGAGTTCTCCGATGTCCTTGACCTGGGCGCGGTTAACACTCACGTCAAGACGGATGGCGTTGACGTAACTTGCGAGAATATCCGCAGTTTCCTCCGTGATGTTCTTGATGCCATTGGTCACACTTCCATCGCCGGTTGCCGAAAGGTCAAGACCTCTGTCTTTCAGGCTCTCCAGTATCGCCGTGATGTTGTACACCGCGTCGTCCGTCTGCTTGTAGAGTTCATCAGCAACGTTCACGACATCCTCAGGTTCAAGTCTGCCTTTCTGCTTGATGGTCGTAGTGAGCGCTTCAAGCGGACCTTCAAGAGCCTTTTCCATGATTTTCTGTGACAGAATATTCTTGGTGAGGTCTTTCACCATATCCCTGGCCTTTTTCTTGTAGGCATCAATGGCGTCCTCACCTTTTTCCCATGCGCTTACAACTGCGTCGGTTAATTGGCTTGCCCACGACTTCATGTCTACGCCGTAGATGTCCTTGAGAAAGTCGGTTGCAAGCTGTTTGATGGTCGTTTCCATCTCCTTGATTTCCTGCTTGTAGTCGGCAATCTTGTCCTTGTCCTTCTTCTTCTTGCCCTGCTCGGCGTTGAGCTGTCGTTGCATTTCGTCCTTCTGCGCCATGAGGGAAGCCTGCTCCGCAAGGAAAGCGTTGTCGGGTTCGGCAAGCGACTTCTTGGCGGCGTTGTAGGTGTCACTTGTGTACGGGCCGTTGTAGCCGATAAGCACGCCTGACTTCTGGAGTTTCAGACCCTTCTCGTAGTTGTCCGTTACTTTCTTGAGTGTCGCCTTCGTGTCCTTATCCATCTCGTATGAATAGACACCGCCAAGAGTGTTTTCAATCGTCGTCTTTACATCGTTGCGCAAGTGCTCAAGTTCCGTAATGTTACGCTCCGCGAGCTTTATCTGGCGTTCCTGCTTTGCGTCATGCGCCGCAGCGAAAGCCTTGAACGGAGAGGTAAAGATGCCGACTACACCCTGAATGACGCCGCCGACATTGCCCGACATAGCGCTTGTCGCGATGGAAGAGATAGAATTGGAAATGCCGTTGAGAGAGTCAAAGAACGCTGTTGCGTCCTGCCATGCGTTACTTTCGGTGTCAACGCCGAGTGCGCTTGCCGTGTCCTTAATGTCGTTGAACGCAGCTACAACACCTTGAATATTGGCGTTTATTTTGTCAGCCGCTACGCTTACCGCAGACATGGCTTTCTTGAACTTGTTCGCAGCCTTCGCTTCCTCCTGTCCTTCCTTAATTTTATTCTCTCCCTCTTTTGCCTTCTTCTTGCCTTCCTGCACTTCCGCAGTAGCTTTCGCAACGCCGTCCCAATCACTGTTTTTCAGCGCGTCTAATAGTCTTGTCGTAGCCTCCTGCGCAAGTCTTTCACCCTCCTGCTTCAATGCTGCGCCCGCGGTGATTTTCTCGTTGGCGTTCTGAACGCGCTGTTCTGCAACGCCGCTCAAACCTGCATTGAAGAAGTTTTTCTTGCCGCTTGAGAGTTTATTCAACTGCTCGTCAAGCTGCTGTATCTGCTTGCCGTACTCGCGAGCGTCAATGGTTCCGTCAGCAAGTGCCTGGTTAATGTTCTCGCGTATCTGCGAAGCGATTTCGGATGCCCTGTCCATACCGAGCTGCGACACCGCTCCGAAGAACGTGATATAGTCGCTGCTCTTGTTGAAGGCTTCCGTTTTAGCGGAGTTCACTTCCTTGTCACGCTGGCGCGTGTAACGATATGCAAGCCCGTTATCGCCCGCCTCCTTTGCTTGTGCAATCGGAGTTTCGTACTTGGCGTAGATGGTGGCTATCTTCTCCTGCGTGCTCGCTGTCTGTGCGATGATGTCCGCAGCCTGCTGCAAGCTCTTGACATAATTATCCTTTACCAAGGTCGTTATCTTCTGCCAAGCCTCAAGAGCGAGAGGCGTGTCCTTATACAGGACCTTCGCGTCGGCTTCGGTCATTCCGAGGTTGACATCGTAGCCGAAGTTCTTCTTGAAGTCCTCCGCCATCTTTCTTGTCTGCTCATCCCATACCGCGCCGTCCTGAAAGGCGAGTTTAGCGAAGTCCAGACTGCCTGTCTTCTCGTACAGTTCCTTCTGCAAGTTCGCCTGCTTCACGCCTTTCTCCAGGGCCTCCTTGAAGTTTGAAGCAACTCGTTCCCATTCGGGTTTCAGCTCCTCGGAGAAGCGCCACTCAAAGTTCTCCTTGTCGAGCTGCGTTCTGAATTTCTTTCTGTCAATCGTCTTGTCGAAGTTGAAACCGCCTTTCAGTCGGGCGATGCTGCCGGAATAATTGTCGAGGTCAATCTTCTTCCAGTCCAAGTCCTTATACAGACCGAATACCTCGTTCTTTGCCTTCGCACGGCTCATGCCGGCCTCTTTCCTCAACTTCTGGTAAGCCTGTCTCGCAGCCTTGAAGTCCTCAAGCTGTCTTTTCAGCTCATCAAGCTCCTTATCCTTCTTGTCGCCCTTGTTCTTCGGAACCTTATTGGATTTCTTGTCCTCGGGGATAAAATTGTACCCGAAGCCTTGCAGAACCGCCTTGTGCAATGTTTCGTAGTCCTTCTTGGCTTCCGCGATGTCCGTCTTTGAGGCTCCGCCCCTCTGACGCGACCTCATCTCGTCATAAAGGTCTTGCAAAGCTGATTGGGCGTTGTTCTTGGTCTTGTACCATGATCCTTCTGCGATATAGCTTGATATGAGGTCATAAGCCTTCTGGTTGCCTCTCAGATTTTCAAAGACACGCTCCTGCATAACGGTTTTTCCAGTCATCGAGTTTTTCTTGCCGCTCGGCTTAAATTCGAAGTTTGTAAGTTCTTCGAGCTTTTTCTTGATTTGCGGCACAAGCCATGTAGCTTCATCCATTATTTGCAGAAGCATGTTTCGGAACCGTTCAGGATTGCGATTACACCAATTTTTGAAGTCGTTGCCGTACAGACCGAGATGCTTTCTTATCGCACCAAGTATCTTCGGAACATCGTCATTGGCAATCTCGTTGATGTCCGACGTAACATCGTTTGCTCTGTTGCCAAGGCCCCGTATCGAATACGCGATATTGCCATTCCATTTTACCATATTGGCTTGGAATACCGCCCATTTCTGTCCGCCCTCATCCGCCAGTATGCGTATCTTGTCCTCAAGTGTCTTGCCTGCGCCAGCAGCGCCAAGGATGGCACTTGCGACACTATCCATCTTCGATTTTGTCAGTTCGTCAAACGCCGACAATTTCAGCTGGTACGCATCGGTGGAGTGCTGCAAGTCCTTCAAGTTCTCCTCAATGGTGTCATTGAACGGATTTCCCGATTTCCAGCCACCCGTAGAACCTATTGCGTCTGCAATCACGCCGGCATCGCCCGACGCTACGTTCTTCGCGTTCTCGACACCCTTTCGAAGGATGTCATACTGCTCATTGAGGTCTTTCGCCTTTTTAATCTGTTCATCAATAGTCTTCGTGTAGGCGTCGCTCTTTATAAGCAACTGCTTCATGCTGTCAATTTGCTTTTTCAGCTCCGTGTCCGTTGTGCCCTTCTTTGCGCCCAGGGCATCATAGTAGTCCTTCATCCAGTCAGAATCTGGAGCCTGCAAGCTCTCCACCTTCTCCTTTATCGCGCTGAACTCGTTGTAGATGCTCGATATAACCTGCGTGACAGCCATAAATGTCAGTCCGACCCAGCCGCCCACAAAGCTCAACATGCCTTTCAGCTTCGAGCCGGTCATATTCATTACAGCAGCCATTGTACCGCCTTTTAGAATTATCTCTCCCTGTCTTGCGGTTATCTGACCCATAATGACAAGCTGGTCAATTAACTCTTTTGTGATAAGACCTTCCCTAACGGCTTTTTGCATCTGCAATATAGACAACTTACCCTCCAGTGCAAGTCTGCCCATTACCGCCTGTTGCGTCTGCACATCGGCGAGCCAATAGGCTCTTTTCTGAACGTTCTGCGTCGCTATTTCCTGCGTTATCTTTCTTTCGAGAACGAGCTGCTGCTGTTCTATGGCGTAATTGCGGAGCTGTATCTTGGCCTGGTCGTTCAAATTCCTGCCGATTGAACCGATACCCAAGCGCGAAGAAGCAAGACCAAACAGCTTCTTTGACAGGAACACGCTCGCAAATGTCAATAGGGCAGGGCTTAACTTGTCTATCGTCAGAAGCAAATCCGTAGCGCCTTTTATCGCGAACATAAAGGTACCGCCGATGACGTTCTTGCCTTCCGCGAACCTACTGAGCATGATTTCCCATGCGTCCTTCAACTTGTTCCACTGACCCAGAAGAGTTTCACTCAACACCAGCTGCATATTGTAGAACTGACCTCCCTCGTCTGTCATCTTCCACAATACCTTCTGAACGTCCTCGAAGCTGACCTGACGCTTGGAAATCATCTCCTTGACATCGCTCTGCTTGTAGTTGGTCTTGTTGTTCTTACCCTCAGAGTTGTACAATTCAGTTATCTTCTGCAACAGAGGCAAGCCTGCGTATGCAAACTGACGCAACTCCTTACCATCAAGCCATGAACGCGCCTTTACCTGGCCGTATGCCAAGCCCAATCGCTCGAAGCTGACTCCAAGACCTGACGCAATATCCGCAAGTCGCTTGGTTGTGTCATACAAAGAATCGGCTTCCACTCCGAAAGCTGCGAGCTGCTTGACATCTCGATTCAACTCGCCGAACTTGAACGGAGAACGCAATGCAAGCTCCTGCGTCTGCGCAAAAAGCTCATCCGCTTTTGTGACATCACCCAAAATGGAGCGCAAAGCTATATGCTGCTGTACAATCTCGCCGCCCGTCTGCACAATAGCGTTGAAAAGCGATTGCGCACCGTACACAATACCGCCCTGCAAAAAGAGAGACTTTATGTCATTCAGCGTGCCGTGCATCTTGCTCGCCTCTGCATTTGCGCCCGCAAGAGCTGCCGCCAAGTCGCTACGCACCTTTGCCGCTGACTTCGCTATCTCCTGCTGGCGCTCACGCTCCAAGTCGATACCCCTGCGTATGCCTTTGTTTATAGCCTCCTGTGCCGCTGCGTTCGTTGCTTTCTGGTCTTGCAGCGCTCGTCCCGCCAGCGTTGCGTCGTGCCCTGTACCGATACTTCCTATGCGACCAACTACATTCTGGCCTGCTACAAGCAAAGTGTGCATCTGTCTAAGATAGCGCATAATGTCGATAAGACGATGTATCTCAGCCTCCGCTTTGCTCACGTCGGCTCCCAAGGAAATGCCGCGGCTAAACTCACGTCTGAGCGCCCTTACCTTATTGCCAAGCGAGTCGTAACGAGCCTCTGTCGCCTTTATTTCAGACAATCTCTGCTTGTTGTCGCGTGCTTCCTGTCTTTCGTTCTTCCTGTCCTGCTTTTTGTTAGCTCTCGTAATGGCATTGTTCAGCTTGTCCTGCTCCGACTTGGCATTGCCGATTTCGTTTTTGAGTATCTTGTACTCCGAAACCAGTTCCGCCACCGCGTTCTTGCTGCCAATGTCGGCATTGTTGAACTTGTCGCGCATTTCCGTTAGTCGCGAAATGGCACTCTCCGCTCTTGATGTGTCAGCACCGACCTTAAAGCCTTGTCTGGCAGAGTCGTTGAGTTCGCGTATTTTTCTGTTCACCTCGCTTACAAGCTCCTGCAAGCGTCTGTATCTCGCCTCCATTGTTTCGAGGTTGCGGTCGGTTGCTTTCGCGCTCTGATTGGCACCGCTTTGGTCTTTCAGAGTCCTATTCACTCTTTCTTTCCAAAGTTGAAGCTCGTTAAGAGCATCGCCGAATCCTTTGTTTAGCAACTGCTTGCCCGAGAAGCTCTCAATAGTAGTCTTTATTCGTTCTATCTCGCCGCGTACCGCCGTAAGTTTTGAAGTATCCGTGCCAATTTCAAGACTCTTACCCTTTAGTTTGTCGATATTGCCGAGAATAGTGTTTATCTGCTCAACAGCCAATTTCTGCTTACTAAAGGCCGAGTCAACGGAAGCTGTCTCGCTTGCGGTTCTCTTGTATTCCTGAACCTTGCCAGTAGCTTTCGTGTATGCGAAGGCTATATCAGACAGTAGGGACTTGACTTTCGCGCCGTTAGCCAAGAGATTATCGTCAGCAAGCATGGTTTCCATTCTTCGCTTGACACCGCGCAGCGTATTTCCGCCAGAGAGTAGCGCTGTGGTGTCTATTCTATTACGTATACCCCTTGATTGCAGGCTTTGAATTTCAGCAAGTTTGTTTTTTGTCGTTTCAAGCTCCCTGTTTAGTCTTGCAGCGTTATTCTTTGATGCGGACAGCGTATTCTCCTTGTCAAAAGCCTTTTCTATTTGTCTTACGTCAGTGATTAGGTTTCTGAACTTTGCGTTATAGGCAGACATAAATGCGTTATCAACACCGCCCGCCGTCTTTCCTGCTTGCAAGTTTATAAGCTCATTACGGAAGTCCATAAGAGCTTTCTTTGCACGGTCAAGTTCGCCGGTATTAATGCCAGCATTGACATTCTTGATGCCGCTAATTTTGTTGAGTTCGATATTGACCTTCTGAAGAAGATGGAGATAGTTGAGGGCGTTCGACAACTGTTCTTTCATTTCCTTCTTCTTCTTTGGGTCTTGCTCTTTATTAATGCTAAGATTTAATGAATTAATCATGCCCTCAAGTCTCTGAACGTCTTTCAACATGCTATTCAAAGCCTTGTGGGAATTATCCTTTATTCCGAGCTGGAACCACAAATCGCCTAAATTTCCGCTTGCCATATCCTGAAATATTTATCGTTTAGATTTTGTTGTTTAAATAATCGGAGAGGCTAATCTTCTTGCCGACAAGACTGCCTTCCTTCTCCTTCTTCTTTACCCAGTTATCCCAAAGGTCGTCCATCTCCTTTGCGGTGTGCTTGACACTGCCGTCCGAGTTGCGCTTCTTGTCTTTCTTATACACAATAATGGGCTGGTCTGCAACCATAAGGTCTATCTGTGCCGAAGTGTAGCCCCACCAGTAGTCGTATGCCTTGATGCCGTAGCGCGTGGCAAAGAGGAACGGGAACTTTTCGGCTAACGAGAATGCTGCCCCCCAGCTTGTCCTGCTCAGATAGCTTTCACTTCTTTCTTCGTCATCGTCATCGCCAGATCCGTCATCCCTGTCGCTAATATGGTAGTCAGCGAGCACACTACCAATGGTACTTTTTTTTTAGCTGCGTCAACAACTCTCAAGACCTCGATGGCATCCAAGTCCTTGATGTAGTACAGCCAACGCCAGTAAGCCCAGTAGAAGAAGCGTAGCTTCCAAAAATTATTAAGAAGAACGATGGCGCACAGCTTTACGCCGCGCTTCCACTCGTCTTTCTCATTCGCTGTGACGTGCGAAAACTTTCTTATCGCACCTCGTTTAAGCCAACCGATTTTGCGCTTCCTGCCCATAAAGACAACCGCTTCGGGTTCCGCCTCCAATACGCTGTCAAGAGCCTTCTGCAATTCATCGCTGGGTTGTTCTATCTTCTTTTCTTCCATGCTGTTTTCTTGATGTTAAGTCTTGTAAAAACAAAAGCGGAAAACCGCGGCCCTTGATAAGTCCGCCGCTTTCCGCTTCATATTCGATTGCGTTACGCCGCCTTTTGCTTTAAGCAGATACTGCCGCCTTTGTAAGCCAAGCAACGCTCTTCAAACCAGCGCCCTCAACAGAACCACTAAACTTAAATGCAACAGGTTTGGTTCCAGTTTCATCCCACTGCATAGTTGCATAGAGCGAAAGGTTTGTGATAACCATCAAGTTGTCCTTTGTTTCGTCAACGATACAGATTGTGCCGGTCATCTTAAACTTCTTTGTTTCCAATGCGGTGCCAGTATAACCTGTTGTAACATCAAGAGCTGCATCACCAGAACCTTTGATAGTAAACTTGGTGATGTCGCCAACAGCATCCTCGCCAAACATTGCAGAGAGCAAATCTTTTGCCTTGGAAGGCACAACCATCTCTACGTTAAAGTCTCCAAGTTCTGCGGTAGTCGCCCAATCGCCGCCAAGACCTATTACCTTGTAATGATTGACAGTTGGGTCTTCCATCGTCGCCTTTAGTGAGTCAACCTCCACGGGAAGCTCCAATTCTGGAGTAAACTCGATTGTTGGCTTTGACAGGTCAATCATACCCTTTGAATACAAGATGCTCTTAGGGCCTACGAATCGGTCTTTGAGCTCAAGAATTTTCTTCATTGCCATAATTTAATACTTTTTTAGTTAAACCTTATTTTGTGTTATTTGGTTCTTAACAAACCTTGCACTATCGTTACTGAGAAACCGTCTCCGTCATCTGTTTGCAGAGTGACGCGAGGCTTGGTCACGATGATGTTGTCTGTTGAGATTGGAAACTTTGTCATTACCGCACCGACTTTTTCAGATACCGCAGATACGTTTAACGTATTGGGGTTCCTGGCGGATGTCTTGTCACGGACATATATCTCTATCTGCGCGGTAGTCGTATAGTCGTTGAAACTGCCGTCGTCGTTCATCTCATTGTTGTAGATGCTCGACGGGAAAGACACAACGATATAGCTGTCGGGCCTGTCGCAGACAGACTTCGGACGGTTTCTTGGATAAACCTTGTCACAGATGCCTTTTACGGCATTGCCGACATCGTAGTATAGTGTCTTTATGCTTATCATATATAGCAAATTTTTTCAATCTGCGGCATGGCGTCGCGTACACTGGTCAAGACATCGTGCCCCATCTTGTCTTGCACATAGTCTGCGTAAACCATTGGCGCAACGACAATTAGAGAGTATGTATCCCTTTTCCACGGTTTTATCGACTTCAATTTCTGAATAGCGGCTTGTCTTCCATCAACATATCCTGGACCGATATTGCCTATGTACTTGCCAGGTTCTCCACTCTTGGTCGGGAAGACTGGTACATCATCCCACCATCGTGTTACAGACAATTTTTCTCCGGGACTGAGAGATACTCTTACTGGCTTTTCTATCCCCATGTCCGCAGCACCAACAACCCTAACAAGTTCGCCCCTGTAGTAGATACCGACTGCAAACGAGTTTATGAGGTTTCCTGTAACAGAAATGAAATCTCTTTCAGCATACGCTGTCCTCAACACCTCTGTGGCCATCTTCTCCATGTTTTCGAGCATCATCTCTTTTGTGTACTCTTTCACATTTCTGAAAAGACGGAAAAAGAGCTGGTCGGAATATTTGCCGTGAACTGATTTTAAAACCGCCATACGCTAAACCCTTGTAAAGTCCCAATAAACAACAGTCCTATTATTGTCAGGCTCGCAGTCCTTCACCATTCCGACCTCGGTGTTGTTGCCGACCGTTGCGTAAATCATGTCGCCATCAAGAGGACATCTACCGGCATCCCATTCGTCATATCTGACAGGAATTGATGCCTTCCTCTTGTTCTCGTCAACATTCTTGCCGCCCTCGGTAGTCGTATCGGTATAGCTGCGGCCCTCGCCTTCGTAGATTACAATCTCCGTATCCTCGCCGACCTTTGCGTCGTCATCCGCGAACGGGTCGTTCTCGTCCGCCTTGCCGACAAGCACCCTAACGATTTTTATCGTGTGAGGGTATCTCGGGTTTCTGATATTTGCCTTTCTCATACATCCTTATTTTATAATGTGAGGAAGCGGGCATCCGAACGCCGAAATGTCGGCACGTTTCACGCCATGAGAGGTTATTCTGAACGACGACTTCTTCTTTAACATCGAACTTGGCTCAAGCTTCGCATAGATTGCGTTGGCTTCCGCCTTGAGTTCCGCACGGTCACGCTCGGATATTTCAAAACCGCCTTCCGTATGACTCCATCCGTTATCGGAGTCGGAAGTGTTGTTCATCTTGCTCGGGCCGAGAACAAGCCATTTTAGAATGTCTGCATAGGCAAGGCGAACATCGGCGGGATTGGCGTCTACATACGCCATGTTTCCGTCCAACGCTCTTTCAATGAGGATTGTACGCACCGTGTCCTCGGGTATGCTGAAACGTACCTTGCTGAACAGTGCGTCCTCCAGTGTGTGAATTTTATTGCCTTTATCCATAATGCCTATTCTGTCGTTAAATTCAGAGATTGTTTACGCTATCCGTCCAAGTGCAGCCGATTGCAGCTACAGGAGAACGGATAGCTTTTATGTTTAGGCAGCTACGCCTTCGCCCTTCTTGGTGATGTCGATAATCCAACGGTACGGGAAGTCGAGCATCGCCGGTACTGCGGCAAACATGAGGTCGGTATGCCACTCCATGTAGTCGCCGTTGGCGATTGTAGAGTTGCAGAGCAGGCCGAGACCCTTGTTCGTCTGCGCGAACACCTTCTGAACGATATTGGTTCCGTACTTCTCGAACATCGGCTTGTCAGCAACCTGCTTGCGCTCGTACTCGAAAGCATTACCGGCAGGACGGAGAACAACGATGTTGTCATCCCAGCCCTTAACCTTGACAACCGAGCCGTCGAACTTGAGGTTGCGCTCCTCCTCGTCGATAATCTCGATGCGTGAGATACCCTGGATGTCGGCGAACGCCTTGAGGAACATCTCTGTGTTCACGCCGTAGTCCTCAACATAAGCAACATAGTGGGCCTTACACCAGTTGATGTACAGCTCCTTAATCTGCTTGTTACCAAGGAAGGTGTTGTAGAAGGTGTCGTAGGTCATCTGCCATACGAGGGCAAGGCGGTTCTGACCGAACTCCTTGCGCCACTCGCTCTCAATCTTGCGCATCTGTTCGAGGATGTTGCAGTCAACGTTAGCCCATTCGAGCTTGCCGCACTTTCTGAAATTCTCCTTCGGAATTGGCACCTTGTGAAGCGGAATCTGGATACCACGGGCGATGCCTGTATAGTCAAGCTCGCCGGTTGTAGCCAGCTTTGCCACCATGTAGTTCATGGTCATGTCGAGAGAGTCCATCAACTCCTGGGTGTCATTGCGCCACTGCTTTACGAGGTCGCTGTCGTTACCAAACTCCTCAAACTGCTTCTCGCGGTAGTTGCGTTCCTCTGCGGTTTCCTTGAAGCCGTCGGTAATGAAGTCGGGAATAGTGGCAGAATAAACTGCCAATGCGCCCTTGTCCTTCTGGAACGAACCTGCGAGCGGAGCACGGAGGTTAGCGAGCGTTGCAGCGTGCAAAGCGGATGCCTCCACTGAGAATGTAGCCACGCCCTTATGGTTGGTAGGCGTGAGGTCGGGCGCGATAGTACCCTGTGTGAGATACCAGCCGTAGTTTACATGGAAGATGTCCTTCTTGTCGATAAACTTCTGCAAGTATCTTGTATTCTCTGGGTCGCTGAAGAAACGCGCCTTTCGGGAATTATTAAAATCAAACTTTGGCATATCTTTTCGTTTTTGTGTTGTGTGTTTTTCCGATTAGTTCTCTGCGTACCACCACTCTGCGTAGCGGCTCTTGTTCATCGCCTCTACAGCCGGCGGGATCGGACTCATTCGCGACTTCCACATAACCACGTCAGTGCCGAGCAGACAGAAGTCGTTGAGGTAGCGCGGAGCATAGAACTTGTCACTGCCGGCAAGTGTATGGAACGGCATGTCAACGTCGCATGGAGCGAAGCAGTTCGGGTTTGTAACCATAGCAGAAACAGTTGCGCCTGCCTTTTCCGCCTCCACGAGAACCGTTCCGACGGTAAGGGAGCCGAGAGTTTCTGCGAGTGTAACCTTCCAAACATCCTTGCCGTCCTGCACGTCATTTTCAACCGCAGTAACGAGCACGCCTTTACCCTTTGTCTTGAAGTCCTTCGGGCCAACCATGAGATTGTCACCCACAAACGGAATGTGGTGATAGCCGTCGCGTGTGATGTAGATGGCTGTATCCGTAGCAGCGGTGGTAGCCTTAGCCACCTCATAGCTCTTGAGTACCTTGATTGTGCCGCCGCTGTTGTCCGCAAAGCCGAGGCTGTGCTCGATGAGGTCGCCGGCATAAATCTTGGCTGGGCCAGGGAACGGGTTTTTCAGGACACCGCCAATCGGAGGGCGACGGAACGCTTCCTTAACGGCACCAGGCAGGTCAACAAACACATGACGCTGACCACCGATAGTCATTTCTGACTGCAAGATTACAGCGCCGGTTGCATTGACTGCACCCTGCGCCATCATCTGTCCGTAGTAATCCTTGTTGTTATCCATAACTTTTTACCTTAAAAATTAAAATGTTTACTTCCCTTTCGGTTCGATGATGTCATCCCACTCGTCGTCACGGATTGTCTTGCCGCCGCCAGAAGAAGAGCCGCTGCCCTTGTGCGGTATAGCAGTGTTGCCTGTAGCACGCTTAAAGTCGTTAGTGTAAATACCCTCTGCCTTTGAAACCAGGTCGATTACATCGGCATCATGGTCGGGAATTTCAAGTTTGGAGATTGCAGTGTCAAGAAAGAAATCGTTAAGTTCGAGCTTTGCCTTGTCAAACTTGTCCTTCAAGCCCTTTCTGACCGCTTCGATTGTAGCGGCTCTTGATGCCTTCTTGTCGCGCTCCTCATTTGCCTTTTCAAGAGCTTCGAGCTTCGCGAGCAGCTTGTCGTACTTGTCGTCGGGCTTGTCCTTGCCCTCCTCTGCTTGTCTACTGCGCTCCTCCTCTTCCTTCTTCTTGCGTTCGGCTTCCTCTCTGCTTTTCTTAATCTCGTCAGAGACATTCTTGTGCAGATTGCCGTCCATGCGCTTGAGTCGGTTTGCCACCTTGGTGACTATCTTGGCGTTCGCAGCCTCGTCGTCACCAAATTCATCCAGTACGTCATTAAGTTCTTCGTTAATGGTTTTCTGGCTAAGTGCTTTGAACTTGGTGGTATCAACCTCCTTGTTCACCAATGAAAGCAGTTCTTCTACTGTCATATATAAAAGTTTTTGTGTTGGTTTTCGGTAGTTCTTCTACCATTAATGTATAAATATACGTTTTCTTTCGCAAAAATATGAATAAATATACAATTAACCAAATATTTTCGATATATTTGCATAAATATTTTGTATATATATGCAGAAAAGTTGTTTTTCAGGGTTGAAATTGGATAACGGAGAGCCTATTTACACTCAAGAGTACATTCAATCACTAAGAGATAAAGACAAGAAGCATCCCGACAGGTTGAAGATTATCGCTCAACGTGGCGGACAGGAGCGTATGCTTGCCATTGATGCTGATATTAAGATAGTCGGAGGCTCGCGAGGCGGTCCGCTCGATGAAAATACGATGGTTTTAACGTCCAAGGGCTTCGTTAAAATCAAAGAGCTGAAATATGGGGATACCGTAATCGGTTCGGACGGGAAAGGACATCGTGTTTTGGGACTCCTCGCTTATCCGAAAAGAGATTGTTACGAGATTACACTATCCGACGGAGCGAAGATAACTTGCTCTGACGACCATATTTGGAACGTTTACATTGACGGAAACAGGCGGTGTATGCCTCATCTCGCTTGTGAGATTGAGAAATATATCACCGACGGATACGACATAACCATTCCGTGCGTCAAGCCAGTGGAATTTGATGAAAGCTACGGACTCGCTTCTATCAGTGAAAGAATGTCTACACTCGAAAGACTTATCAGTAATACGGGAAGAAAGAGCGGCGAGTATTGGTGCAAAAAATACCGCACTTCCAAGCAGGCTACCGACTTTAAGTATTTGGTTGATAGTTTAGGTTCGGTGTGTTATGTGCGAAAAACAGCGAAAAAGAAATGGCCGGTTAGGTTCAACTATAAGAAAAAGGAACTTGTAAGGCGTATCGTAAGCTGCAAGAAAATCGGAAAGAGGGATTGTTGCTGTATTGCAGTAGACAACCCGGATGCACTGTTTGTAGTCGAAGACTTCATCGTCACCCACAATTCCAAATCCTTCTCTTCTCTCATGGAGGTACTGAAAGACATTAAGAATCCAGACTTCCATGCAACAATCCTGCGTAACGAGAAGGATGACCTTCAATCGCTTGTAACGGACTCGTACAAGCTCTTCTCGCAGTTCGGCACATACAACAAGTCGCAGAATGATATGACGTGGAACTTCACCAACGGAGGATGGCTAAAATTCTCATACTACGCAGGCTCGTACCAGGACTTCAAGACCCGCTTCCAGGGCCGTCAGTTCGCATACGTGTGCATCGACGAGGGAACCCAGTGTCCGTACAAGAAGTTCAAGTATCTGCTTACCAACAACCGTAACGCCTCGCAAATCCGCAACCGCTTCTGGATAACGTGCAACCCTGATCCTGAGTCGTGGGTGCGCAAATTCATAGACTGGTGGGTAGACGAGGATGGATACATTATCCCCGAGCGTGACGGAGTCATACGCTACTGCTTCATGGACGGAGATACTCCCGACTCAATCTATTGGGGAGATACGCGAGAGGAGGTTTACGAACAATGCGGAGGTATCATAGATAAGCTGTGGAAAGAAAGCTATGCCGAACTCGGATATACCAAGCTCGAAATGTTCATCAAATCCGCCACATTCATTCGTGCCGACGTATCGGAAAACATCAAACTTATCTCTACCGACGCATCATATCTCGCCAACCTTGCACAACAGGACGAGGAGCAACGTATGCGCGACCTCGAAGCCAACTGGAACTGGAAGTCCGCAGGCGACGACATGATAAAGATGGCAGACCTCGAAGAAATATTCGACAATGCCGTACAGGTCGGAGATGGGGTGCGGCGCGCATCCGCCGACATTGCCTTCACCGGCGGCGACAACTTTGTGATGTGGCTGTGGGAGGGATGGCACTGCAAAGACCTTGTAGTAATGCGCCTCGACTCTCAAACGCTCGTATCTGCGGTGAAGGCGAAGCTGCGTGAATGGGGAGTGGAGGAGTGCAACTTTACTTACGACTTGCAGGGTATCGGTCAGTATTTCAAAGGTTTCTTTGCCGATGCCGTACCGTTCAACAACCAGGCAGCACCTGTCGCTATGACACACCAGGAAGAAAAGGGCATCAAGTTCCTGTACAAAGACCTTAAATCACAATGCGCCTTCCTGTTCTACAAGATGATAAAGGAAAAACAAATCTCGATAGAGTCTTCGCTGCTTGAGCGCAAGTATTCGGGAGACGGATTTGACAAGGTGCCGCTGCGTCAGATTTTACAGAAGGAGAGAAAGATGCTGCGCCGCGACGACAACAGCGACGACAGGGGCTTCAAGCTGCTGCCTAAGAAGATGGCTAAACGCTATGTAGGACACTCGCCCGACTTCTTCGAGTCATGGCTGTACATAATGATTTTCAGCTTAACTAAAAAGAAACACAAAAAGATAAAAGGACTATGGATGCTTTGAACAATGTAAAGGACGTGCGGGAACTGCTCGTCCGAAAGCCGTTTTATGAAGTAACCCCGAAGGGTTATATGAAACACGGAATTATCGACCGTGAGTTTTCCGAGAACGAAGACCCTTGTATGCCTGCGGATGTGCTGTACCGCAACATCAAAACACAGCAGGACTTCTTGCGCGAGTTCTATCCGTCAGGGCACAGGATTTGCGACCCGCAGCAATATCCCGACATCTGGAAGAAGAACCCCGAGACTGGACTTTGGTGCGTGCAGAAAATTCAGCGCACCGCGTTTGCCTTCCAGCAGGTGATTTGGACCAAGCACGTTCTTCATGTGACTGGTAATGACATTCAGTTCGAGCTTGCGGAGGGAACCGAAGAAGGTAGCGAAGAGAAACTACAAGAGCTGCTCACGAAATACAGGAAGGGATGGCTCATGCACGATATGGAAATACGCTTCTTCGAGGCGGTATCCGCATATATGAAGGTTGCAGACTGTGCCATTGTAGGCTATTTCGACGGCGACGGCAAATTCGGAACGAGAACACTCTCGTTCGACCGTGGCGATACACTGTTTCCGAGATACGACCCGCTTACCGGCGAACTGATTGCGTTTGCACGCAAGTATGTGGACTACGACGAAGAAGGAGAGGAGCGCATCGAGTGGATTGAAGCATGGGATAAGGATAAGTTCTACCGATTGAAGAAAGATTTGTCGGGAGGCACAGCGAAAAACGTAGTCAGAAAGATTGCGTCAATCTTCGGCGCGTCCGAATATGCCTGCGTCGAGGAGAAACGACACGGCTTCCCGTTCATACCTGTAGCATACGCCCGTAACGAGGACGGCCCTTGCTGGTCTGCCGTACAGCGCAATATCGAGGATTATGAGGAAGCGTTCTCGTATCTCTGCGAGAACAACAAGGCGTATGCCTTCCCGATACTTACGCTTACCGGCGAGGGCGATGAGATTGAGATAAAGGGAGACGCCAACGGAGCTGCTAAGACGATCATGATTACCGACACGAACGGCAGGGCGGAGTTCCTCAACGGCACGGACGCATCAAACGCCTTCGCTACACAGCTCAACAAGTCTTATGATCTTATTTACGAGCTTTCGTTTACCGTAAAGCCGCCCGAACTCAAATCGGGAGACCTGCCGGGCGTTGCAATCAAGCTGCTGTATTCTCCGGCCCTCGAAGCTGCCATGAACGACGCGCAGAGATTGCAGCCATTCCTCGACCAGTTGGTGCGTATAACTAAGTTTGGTATCGGAACGGAGAACAACTGCATGGCCTCAATGGTCGCACTGCCAGTTAATGCGTGGATTGAGAGCTATATCCATCAGAACGACACTGAGCTTATCACTAACCTGGCCACTGCGGTTCAGAACAAATTCCTCTCGAAGCAGACTGCTTCTGAGCGCAATTCCAAGTTCTCGAAGAACGACGAGTTTACTCGTATCATGCGCGAGCAGAAAGAGGAAGACCAGCAGGACTTGCTCATCGACATCCAACGCCAGGAGGCGCAGGTCGAGAACAACATCGAGCAGGAGGAAGCGCTTGCAAAAATTAACAATCAGCAGCCTGGCGAGGACATCAACACAGGTCGCGGCAAAAAAGGCAGACCGAATAAAAGCGGGAGAGATTGGGATGATGCCGGAAACTATCCAGGCCGTAACAACTGGAAGAAAACCCTAAGAAAGTAATTTATGGAGTCACGAGAATACGCACTTAACAGAACGAAAGCGCAGATAGCCTGCGAGTCGCGCGTGCAGAAGCGGCTGTTTAAGGTTGCTCGCGAGATAGTGTCGCTCGCTTCCAAATATAGGAGGGGAGCGACACTGACAAACGAGAACGGGTTTATTGCGGCCTCACAGCGCATTGCGTTAGGCGTTGCTGACGGAATAGAAAATGACATTGCGGTCTGTGCCAAGACCGCGTGCTCGATATTGAATATCGGCACGGAGAGCACGGAAGCCTTTCTTGTGTCAAAGGTGTTCGGCAAGACATCAATGGAACGAACCACCAGTTATCTGAAAAACTTTGCGGAGGACATGGTGCGTATGTGCAAGGCTGGCGTATTGATGAAATACACCGACTCGCAGCTCATGTCCGCAATACGTACTGGATATAAAGACCCATACACCACGTCCGTAATCACGAAGGCAAGAAAGGAGGATATAAACATCGCCACGCCTTCATACGGCAAGGGTGTATTTCATTCGGCGTACCAGAACATCGTCCGCAACGCGCGACAAATGGTCGCCGTCGCATGGGGAAGAGCTGAACAGCAGTACGGCAAGGAACATGGGGCGATAGGCTACTATATCTTTCGAGGAAGTTCGTATCCATGCGCGCACTGCGATGATGAGACGATGTATCTGCACCACTTCGGAGACCCGTTTCCACCGCTGCACTACCGGTGCTTTTGCTATGTTAAATTTATTTACGAAAAAGAGGAGGAGTAATTATGTCAGAATACACATTATCAGCCTATATGTACAAGTTGAAAAAGCAGTACAACATGGCGGATATTTCATATCTTATATATGCCGACCTGCGTGCGGCAGGTTGGGGTAAAGGTGACGCTTGGAATGTAGCTTTCCAAGGCCAGGGCCTAAACTGGGCCAAAGCTGAACTGCTTCGCGAGATTGAGAAGCTCGAAGCACTCGACTCAGTTCAGGCGCGCATTGCGGATGTACAGGGCACAAACTCGCCGAAGAACGACGAGATAACCGCGGAGGAACTTGCAAAGGAGACTTCAAAGGAATCCATCCTGCGCAAGCTGGTAGCTGCTGAAAAGAAAGCCAAGAAAGGCTCTCCTGACTGGCTGAAGATTGTGTCGCTTGAGGCGGACTATAACAAAATCAAGCAGGATGAGATAGATGTGGAGAACAATACGATTCACTTCCATTTACCAGTCAACTATCCAACTTCGTGTAAAAATTGCCTTCTTTATAAAAATAAAAAAGATAAATAAATACAGGAATAGCCTTGCAGCAAAGAGATTACTGCAAGGCTATTCCTGTTTCTACTTGTACTTCTTGCCGGCAACCTTTTCAAGCGTCGCCATGAACGTTTCTTCAATCAAACTGTCATTGAAGGTCGGCAGAAAAACCTCCTCGGGAAGTGCCTTTCTTTCTGCCGTCTCCATGATGATACGCAGGCCCATTTCGAGAGCATACTTATCTTCGATGATTTTAATGATACACTCTTCCATAACTATCTCTGTTTACTCTTCTTTCTTTGCAGGCAGGTCGTCCTTGATAAAGCTGTATTCCTGCGTCTCTTCCGCGCTCTTCATGTTGGATATAAGGAAGTGCTCCGCAAGGTCTGCTTCCGTGATGCCGTATGTCTCGTAGATAACTCCGCTTGGCGTGCGCTTCTTGTAGAACTTGCAGGAGTTCCACATCACTCTGCCAAACTTCTGCTGTGACGGTATCTCCTTTTCCTCAAGATTGTTATCCTCACAGAACTGTCTGAAGCTGTCATACAGCGTCTTGGCGTTTATCCAAACTGGTATCTCGCCCTTCGTTCCCTTGTCACAGCGTATCTCATACGCCTTTAGCCATGCCAGCACGGGCTGTGTGCCGAGATATGAAAGAATGAGCTGCTTGCGCGAACCTTCCGCAGACGGAAACTGAAACTTACGCTCTCTCAACATACGCTCGCCTTTAAGAACCCAGTTGAACACACCTGAAAGCTCCTCCTTGATAATCTCCGCCGCAAGACGAGGGTTCTGCTTCTCTTTCGGGATGGTAACGTCAAAGCTGACGTACTGCAAGCGTCGGATAAAGCCGAGGGTAACATCCTCGGGGAACGGAAGCTCGTTGAGATTGAAGATGAGGTATGGAAGGCTCTTTGACTCCAGTACGTTCTCGCCCAGCTTTCTGTACGGTACGGGCTCTCCGCTCACAAGCCTCTTGAACATGCCCGTATTCTTGCGTCCGAACTTCTTCGGGTCGGAGTCGGAAGACCAGTTGAAGATGGCGTTACGGATAGGGTAGCGCCCTCTCATGCCCTCGTCACCGTCAGCGGTAAGTTCCGCATAGTCCATTTTTGATATGCGGTCTTTGCCGAACAGGGCGCACATAACCTCGAATATCACACTCTTTCCGTTTGCTCCGCTACCGATAAGCATAAGGCACAGCTCTATCTTGTCGGACATCTTTCCCTCATACGGGTTGTATGCGTCACCGCGTTGCACCAAGCCGAGTCCCATGAACATCTGCAAGATGTCACGCGAGTCCTTGTCGGGCAGCACATCAAGCAGGAATCTCTCCCATTTCTTGCACTTCGCTTTCGGATCGAAGTTGTACGGATGATAGTAAGTCACATGATAATGCGGAGAGAATGGCATCGCCGTAGGAGCCACACGCGCAAGACCGAAGTCAACAACACCGTTGGCGAAAGCCACAACATCGAACTGCGGAACAAGCACGTTGTAGTTCTTGATTGTGTCGATGAACGACTCCTTTCTGATTGTGGAACGACCGAGCACGGGTGCTATGAACAAGTCCTCCATAAGCAACTGGTAAGCCTGCTCCACAACAATCGGCTCAACCACCTCGTATATCTTTCCGTTGAACGTATAGAACGCTCCTGCAAAATATTTTACAGGGCAGTCCTTGGCAAGTTCCCTGATACTCTTGCAAAAGCCCACCAGGAGTCTGTTCCAGCTCTCGCTGTTCACCTTGCCCCAGTCGGTTCTGTACATACCGAAGCCGTACTTCGCGTCTGCACTCAACGCCTTCAACTGCCCGAACAGCGAATCTATCGCCTCACCACTACTTCTTTTCATTCTTCCTTCTCCTTGTGTTTTTCTCTAATTGTGACATCACCTCGCGTCTTTCTGACCCTGCCGCCGTGCAGATAGACGAAAGCCTTTGCACCCTCTTCGCAATACACTTCCACCTCCGCATTGTCGTACATGTTGATAAACGCTCTCGCAAGGCCGTTTACAAATACAGTTGCCTCGCAGTCATGCCTTACATATATGTCGCCGCAGCTCTTGCCAGAGTAGGTCAGTCCTGCGACGCACTCTCCGTTTAATATCACCGTCGGCTTGTCGTCCGCAAGCACGTTCTCGTCCACGTACACGCCGTGGTCGTGAATGACATCTCCGAACTCCTTCCGTATCACTTCGCATGATGGAAAGTTGTGTTCTATGCAGAAGTCAATGCCTCTGACAAACTTCTCGACAAGCTCGTCTTTCGACGTGCCGTCGGCCCATTCGTCAGTCCATTGCTGGCACAGACCCAAGCCGACCGCCTGCGACTTCATCTTAGCCGAAAGTTTCTCTGTCTTTCTGTCCGCCATATTTATTTATCGTCATGCTTTGTGTTTCGTTCTATATACTCGCTCATGGCTTTCATCTTTGCGGTCTGGTACTCCGCATCACCGACAACGGTAGTATCAACGAACATGCCGGTAAAGATAGCCTCTGCGTTCTTGCCTTCCGTTCCGTGAGTGCGCCAATCGCCTTTCTCGTCACGAACCATGCCGAGCGTGTCGATTGCTTCGAACATCGTCGTGCCGATGCCAAACTCCACCTTCCATCCGCCGCCGACCGTTTCGACGCAAATGTACGGAAGCGAGCCTCGTGTCAGATGCTTGCGGACATCCTCACGGATACCTTCCTTGTCGCGGAGTTCCTTCAACTCCTGCTTACTTAGACTGCGCGACTTCTTTGTAACCACAAAATTGCCGCAATATAACTTCTTTCCAAAATCCATATCTATACTTATTTAGTTAAACAATGTTTTATCTTCTTTAAAGGCATTTCCTTCGCCCGTATTCGCATATCAGCGTTGCATCGCACTTGTTATCGTCTACGTTCTTGCACTTGCTTGTACGTCTAAAATCTTCGGTCGGAAACAATCGTCTTGCGGCGTTGATGGATGTCGCCTTGTTGTCCGTGCTTTTCTTTCCGCAGTAACTCTTGATAACCTTATCGTGACTTATCCAAATCTCCTTCTGCCAAGTCTTCGGAGGTACAAGATGATAGGGTATCTCAAGCGCAATCAACAGACCTTGCAGTAATCCGAACGTTTCTCCGAACGAGAATGTGGACTTTGCCGACGAACCGAAGATGGCGTGTATCTCCTCCATACAGCACACGCAATTTTCCTCGCACACCGTCTTGATGTTTTTCAGAAATATCGCAATGTCGTGATAGTCACAATCCTGTAAGGAGCAATACTCGCGCGTGCCGTCAGGGTGCATTACTGCTATGAAACCCTTTGAGCCAGGGTCTATGCCGATGTATGTCTTGCTTGCCATGTTATTTTACTCCTGTTGAATTAAAGCCGTTGTCACCACGTTTCTTGTCGCCATTTTCTTTGTCGTCGTTTTCTTCTTTCTTGATAACGCCGCTCACAAGCTCCGTGTTCGGAATCTCCACGATACGCATCTGCGCAATCTTCGTGCCGGCTGGGATAATAATGTTCTTTGACAGATAGCTGCCTATCCCAAAGGTTTTTACGATTGCGTTCACCTCGCCAGTGTAACCGCTGTCTATCAAGCCGATTTTCACGTCGGCATCAATGCGGACTTCGACAAACTCTCCTTTGAAGTGCTCTCTTCGGGCGTACAAGCCCTTGGAAGACATACCGCTTCTTGGTTGTATAACTGCTGCGAGGTGTTTGGGCAGTTGCATTTTGAAGCCGAGCGGTATTGCGTAGCGCTCCCAGTCGAACACTTTTACGTCTTCCTTGGTGAACACATCATACGCCGCGTCGGCATCGTGCGCCTTTTCGGGCATTCTGCCGCCACAAAGTTCTATTACTATCTTCTCTCTTTCCATTTTGTTTTTGTTTATTATTTCTTACCGTTCCACTTTACAAACTCCTCACAAGCCTCATCTTCGCCAATTACGAACGTGTAGAGGTCTTTGGCGAGGCAATAGGGTGCGCTGTCTGCATCTTCATCTGCAAACATCACGCAGTCTTTGCACTTGTACTTACATTTATCTGTCATGTGTTTATAGTTTAGCCAAATATTTCAAAATAAGAGGTGTACTAATAAAAACCGCGATGTCTCCAGAAGCTGTGCAGTCGGCATATATTTCGTAGGCACTGCGCAACCTCGTATATTCTCTTTGTACGCTTAGATGAAATGGAGTTGGGATGGGAATGCGACTAAACCACTCCGCATTGCCAAGATCCTCGCCGCACTTATGCAAGAACCAGCCATCCTTGACTTTGGTTATTTCTTCGTTCAAAAAGAAGATGCCACCTCTCTTGATTTGCCCGAGTGCAAATAAGTACCTGGTGCCGGCAGCCTCATCCCACAATGTTTGTGGGGGCGAGCTGCTTAATTCCTCTACTGTCTTTCCCATATCCAATACGTTACTCGAAAATAATCGGCGTTCAATGTATGGTTTATAGCAGCGAACAATTTGTCACGCACATCTTCGCGTGACCATTCCACTTTTTCTGCGACTTCTCCAATGGTCACACATGCGAAAGCGGTGAGGGCTTCCATGATTTCCAATGGTGTTGCACCTTCTATTGCATCTTTCGCCTTAATCATCCCTTGCATCAGGGGAAGTTCCTTTCCAAAATTTCTCATATCTTCATCTCATTTCTTAATTATACGCTATCTTCCTTTATGTTGTATTTTTGATAGAAATCACGGCAAAGGAAGTTGTTTACACGCTCTTTTAGACTGTCAGGAACTTTTGCAGACCAATCGTGATCCTTGGTTCTTTCAAAAACGATAACGTTGCACAAATCTACCATTTCCTGCCAGTCAGTATCGTCAAGCGTAATTTCTGTTGTATGTTTCTCAATGTAATCAACAGTAAGAACAGCTTGAGAACCAAACACCTCTTTGCTATAAAAAGAGCATGTAACAAAATTGTTCTTCCCAATATCTTCTATTTTCATCAAGCCCACGCAGGTCTTTATACAAATGTTACTATTGGGAATTTGCACAACAGCCTCGCAGTTGTTCCAGAATATCAACCCCTTTTTTATCCTTGACTTCTCTATCATAAGTCATTTAATCTTTTGAAAATTTCTATTATTAGATACACAATAACCGCAATATATATGGCAAGGAACACAGACACAACTGTTCCGCCCCCGCCATGATCATGATGAGGTCGCCGTGGTACTATTGGAACGGATGGAATATATGCAATCATAAGCTATTTATTTTTTTGTTATTCATCATACGAAAAGCTCTGTCGGCCATATTTTTTTGTGGGTTATGAAAAAGGAGAAAATAGAAATTGCCATGTTCTTTTGTGTGAACCGTATGCAATCCACAATCCTTAATAAAACCATCATCACCAATGCAAGGATCCAACAACTCGCGAATTGCGCTATTGCAGCTTGGTTGAACTATAATAACGCCACCCGTTTCTCGAAGTTCTTCAAGTTTCTTCCACTGAGCTTCGATATTTTCGTCTCCATAGAATAAATCGTAACCATAAGGTTCTGTGATTTCTCTATCAATGCACATTCCCAAAGGAATCTCAATTACTATAATCGGTTTCATAAGCTATATCCTTCTGCAATTAAACCCCCAAAATAATACAAAAGCACACCGTAAACTTTCATTTCTGCTTCCGAAAGTTGCTTAAAACACCCAAAGTCACAGTCCTTATTTACATAAGCCCTAATTTGAGGTGCAAACCTTATTTGCTTAACTGCTATTGTATATTCCGATTTGTGTGGAAAAACAGAATCCATATCCTCAATAACCGAGCATATAACCATTCCGTCCTCTCTGACTTCCGCATAACTTTCTATTTGCTGCTTTAGCTTTCCGACGGAATTATTTAGAAAAAACTCTATGGGCGCAAGGTAAATGTCACCAAGTTTTAATTTCTCATTTTTATCCATAAGCTATTTGTTTTTTGCATGAACATTATAATCTTCCTCACTAATTTTGTAAAATTCCGCACTCTCGGAGTAATAGCCGTTACTTGTTCCAAACCATCGAATAGTGACATCCCCATGAAACGTTGCTAAATGATAAAATGTCCAAGTATAAGTATCTTCAATACATTCTTCATCTACAGGATAGTCGTTGTTTAACTCTTCCGCTGTCAGTATTTCCTCATTCAGCAAATCAGCGAAATCACCGCAAATATCATCTATATATACATCCTCGCAACACTCTTGGTGGTGCGTCATAATGTAAAATTCTCCATCAGCTGTTTTGAAAAACAAAGCATCGTTTGAGTCATAAAGGCCTCTATCGACACTAACGAGTGTTTTTCCTTTTAGCACATCAATGTCGCGATGGTTTTCAAATCCCAAAAACATAAGCTATTCCTCCTTGTCTTTAATTTCTATAAAATCACCGACTCCCAAACGAGCGTTGTTGATGCAATTACATATCCAACCCATAAGGTATGCCTGGTGCTCATTTCTGCCGTTATACATCCTTTCCAAATCGCACGCATCGTTGATAGACGATAGAACATGATATGCCTCATGGCAGATATTTTTCATAGTCATATCGCTCTTCTTTGGAAAGACAACGAGATTGCCGAAGTATTTCCCTGCCTTACTCATACATTCGTCATAAACCATACCTCCGTAGTTTCCTTCGCTCATAGGCTCGCCGTTGTGAACAAGAGGCTCGCCTTTCATGTTAGTAAAGCATTTGTCTATTTCTTCTTCCGACGTATTGTACATCACCCAAAGTTTCCTTGGGTAAATCTGCGGTGTATATTCGTAATATCCTTTCTTCTTCATAATTCACGAATTAGCTTAGTTATACGCTTGTATTCCTTAATGATTGGAGCATCAAACCATTGTGTTTTAACGATATATGTCCTACCTTGTTTTATAACTCCAACGAGTTGGGCATTACCCCAGACTCCATACAAATCTATACGATACGCTCCCTTATCTGTAGCCACAAGATAATAGGTCTCTGTATCAAACGACTCTTTGTTACCAGACGTTTCTACGATTTTATCGACAGAGTAAACCGTAATAGTGTCGTACAACTTACGATTGCCTCCTTGGAATCTCTGACTCCTGCTACACGATGCCAATAGCGACACCACCGCAACTAATGCAAATAATAAAAACTTCTTCATATCTCAACTATTTTATTTTAACTATGTCAACTATTTCTATTGGCGCAATAGATTTGATATAATGATACCCTAACGAATCTGTATAGTTCAAGCTATTCCACCCTCTCCCGACACGAACATACGGAACCCTGCATGTACGGATGTTTATGCTATCCGCTTTGTCAGGGTAATGGATAACAATGGTTGCAGAATACCATACCGTATCGTCTTTAACAAATCCGCCGTTCTTGTATTTTTCACTTTGCCAAATAACAAAACCAAAGATTAAAACAGCTAAGGCAAAAAGTGATAAAAAACACATTTCTGCACTACAGTCATTCAACCATCTTTTCACGTTCATATCCTCAATATTTATTTGTGCAACCTTCCGATATGCCACTTAGAGCTTAGGTGGCGTGTTCTTATAGAGCCTCTCGTAGCGTTTCTGACCCTCCAGGAATGTTGTCTTGAGAAACATCACACACAAACCTCCGTCGGGAAGCAAGTCAAGCGAGTGCTGCACGAACTCCAGCGCGTACTTGTAGGGTGGGTTCGTCAGTATGCACGCGCAGCCGTCGGGCATCGTGTCCGCTTTAAAGAAGTCCTGCACGCCCCCGTAGCCTCGGTCTATAAGGTCGGTACTCACGACATCATGCCCGTACTCGACAAGACGCTCTGACAAGCATCCAGTACCACAAGCGCACTCCCAAATCTTCTTCGGCAGCTCGAAGTTGCGGACAAGTCTGTCAATCGCAACAGGGCTTGTAGCGTAGAAATCGTGCTCCTCACGCTCCTTGTCCGTGTGGTTGCTCGCACCGATTGTTATGAAGGTGCTCTTGCCGTTTCCGCTCCAGTCCTTAGTCATTTTTCTGCATTTCATTGTTGAACTCTCTTTGTAATATCCGTTCGATATTCGCAGGCGACCCATACCAGTCATACTTCTCCTCGGCCGGAGCATTTTCTGCTGCCTAAATGGAGTTTTTGAGTGCTTCACACGCCTCTTTGTCCGAAAGCCCCATGTTTCTTGTAGCACTAAAGAATAGTTTGGCAAATGCTTCTATTCCGCTTTCTTCGGGGTCTAAAACAATCTTCGCCATTTCACTTCCTTGTTTTATCAAGTTCCATAATTGTAAGTATCGCATAGTTCGCAAGGTCAAGCAGGGAGTCTTTCATACTCTCGCCCTTCACCTTCGCTTCGTCAGACATCAGCGACTTCACGCGCTTCAACTTCTCTGCCATGTGTCCGTAGGCGTATGTCATGCCGCACTCCTTAAACAGCTCCGCAAAACTATTGCCGTAGTCGTGGTTCTTCGCCTTGAAGGTGTCGTACATGCCGTTGGTAATGTCGCGGAACGCATCGGCATCTCCAGTTGGCTGTTCAGTAAACGCGGAAAGTTTTGAAAGAAAGTCAATCGGGTCAAGGCTACATCCGTAATGCTCCATACGGTATCTTTTACCGCCGCTACGACTGCCGGCAAAAAAGGTGCTGTACGCCCAGTTGTTCTTCGGAATCTCTGCACTGAAAATAAGGTAGAGATTAGCGTCGAGGCACATCATTCCGCGTTGCATCACGTCGCCCAGGGATATGTAGAGTGGTTTCTTTCCGAGCGCATCGCTGCGAACCTTGATGTACTCGCCGACCCATGCGCAATGCGGGTCTTTCTTATCGGCGGAACTTATCAGCTTCGGACCGCCGCACACCTCGAAAAGCGGTACTTCGGGCGTCACATAGTTTTTGTATCCTTGCGGAGTTTTCAGCGTTGTCAGATACTGGGTGGATTCACACATATCCGTGGCACCTTGATGCTTACGCTCGATTTTGTTGTTGGGCATCCTAAACTTCAAGCCCTCCTTAATGTCCTCTCTGTTAATCATTGTTACTACTCCTTCCTTTGCGTAAAAAATCCATTAACATTTCGCGGTTGTCAAAATTACACTCTAAGCCGTAAACTTCAACGATACGATTATCTACAACCTTATTCCATAGTTCGCAAGGAGTAACCTCGCGAAATCCAACCCTGGCAAATCCGCTGTCGGCAAGTCTGTTTATTATCTTTATCATCCTCGAATTACTATCTATTGCTACTCCTTTCATTATATGGCACCCATATCTCCTCCATCTCGCGCAGCGCAAGCTCGTAGGCGTTTCTGTCTTTGTTTGTGGGGTTAGACTGCGCATGATAGTAAATAAGAGTGTACATGAGGCGGCGGAACGTGATAGCCGCATTGTAGTATTTCTGCGCATATTGTCCGAAGTTGTCAAGACAGAGAGAGTCCAAACCGCGAGGCTGCATTTCGACTTTTATCGGGCGCTCCAGCCACTTAGCATCAGTCGGATCGCCGTTGTTCAATTCTCTTTTCAGGTCGTACGCCTCATCCTTCCATCCGTTCAACGCCTCATCCTTCCATCCGTTCAACGCGCCATCCAACAAAGCTCTATCAGCGCACTCTGTCTTTGGCTTAGGGCATTTCAGCAGACGCTGCAAATCATCCAATAACTCCTGTTTCATATCTCGTTCTTATTTTTCTCTTTCGTAATTTCTCTCATATAGTCGAAGATAAGCTGCACGAAGAGGTTGCAGGTACAATCCGTAAACGGGTTCTTCTCGAATAGTGGCAGTTTCTTGAAGTCAGTCTTGAACCAAATACCGAACTGCAACAAGACATAGCGCATCACGGCTACATCATGGGCATTGTCCATCGCTCCATCAAGATTTCGCAAAGCTCTTTCCGATAACTCGCGCAAATTGTGATACCCGTAGAGTATCCGTCTATTTTTATTTTTTTTCTTCATTTAAACCATTATTTTAAGATAACCTATAGCCTCATCCATTTGCATAGCAAACGCGCCGTCTCTACCTTCGATTGTAAAAACAATCTGGTCCTCAGACTCATCCCATCCAAGGATTGTTCCGTGCATAGGGCCACCGATTGTATCACACCAGAAATCCTGTCCGGCGTTAACATCTTCCGCCGTCATCTTTCTGAACTTTAAGTAATACGCTTTACCGTCTTCTGTAATTCCCGACTCCATAATTAACATTCGTTATAAAGTTGATAAAGCCGATAGGAGGGTATACATACAAGACCCAGTACCATAAATCCAGCTACCAATGACTTGGTGAATGCAGCCGTTACGGCAGAAATAGAAAACATTATCACTCCGAATACCGTCAACAACTTGAAACGCCTGCGCCATCTGCGACGCTTAATCATCGCCATCTTTTCCTCCTCCAACTCTTTTCTGAGGTTTTCCATCCCGTTTCCCATACTTTTACAATTAATTTTGCTACTTTTGCATCTGATAAAACCAGTCCGTAGAGACGGTCAATTCCGATTAATAGAAAATGAACGATTAATGTAGGTTCCAAATGCAGCCAAATCCCCGATAAACACGGGGTTTGTGTAGGTAGTGTATGATAAGGTTTCCAACCCCTATCCTCACATGCCTCTGAAACGAAGGTACAAAATAAGTTCTACAATCATACACAAACTCCCGTAAATACGAGGTTTTTGGTGCATTTTTATCCTACATCGAGTGTATAATAAATATACATAGCTATTCGGCGACAGACAGACGTTCCACTTCCCAGTTTCGACCGCCTGGAAGTTAATAAAACTGAATATACATAAATATGCAAGTTTACAGTTTTTAACAAACGAGAACATAAGTTTACACAAGTCAAAAAATCGGAAGAAAAAATTTTTAAAAGAGGTGACTATAGCGACATATAGCCAATTCTCAGGGGGGCGCACCCTGTTTTCTTTATATTATATGCAATAATATAACGTTAATAAGTGTTAATCATAAAAATTCCTGTTTTACCTTGCTTTAGATTATAAAAAGTTGTAACCGCTTGAATATCAAGCTTTTACCCCTGTATATTAATTCTTAAAACGCATATATATTCAAAATCCCGAAAACTGGCAATAGTTTAAACTTTGTTAATTTAACACTTTCGATTTGAAACCTGTAACTCATTGATAATCAGATATGATAATATTTGCAAACAATATTTGCTTGTTTTCAAATAAGGCTAAAGTGCCGCATATCAGTTAGTTATAAAATAGGCTTGATTTAAACCAACTAACAAATGTTAATATTTTAACACTTTTCCCTGTAATAATTACAAATTAACATTTCAACCCTGTTTTGCTTACAATTTATAACCACTTTTTGTTATTTGCAATTATTACAAATGAAAATGGCTGAAATTGGCGTAAAATAGACCAATAATAGGAAAAACCGACCACTTTTTAGTAAGTGTTAAAATACCTAACCACTTGTATTTCAGTTTGTTATGTTGTTGAAATTGCCTTAAAATAGGGGGTTGTAACTTTCGATTTTTTCCGTTACCTTTGCACCTGTAAAGGTGCAAGCCTTACAAGTTACCCACGGCGGTGGGTACTTTGTGCCACGTGTGCGTATTGTCCCACGGCACGGCACGGAGAGACAGGGACACAAAACCACGACCCACTAAAATTATACATCATGGGAAAAATTTTTGACAATAGCGTAATAGACGCTAAGAAAGAGAACACAAAGGAAAAAGCGGCGAGATTTGACGCCGCCGAACGTGAACGACTTGCAAAACAGCTGGAGGGCGAAACCTACGGCGACAACCGGTCGGAGATGTGCAAACTTATTGCACGTGCGGAGGCTGCCGCCGCCGCTGATATGGTCGGCGTGTATGCTGACTATGTCGTAAAGTATACGTTTGAAGAGTTGCGCACGTTCCGCCGCCGTTACTTGTCGGTGTGTGAAAATGATGTTTGCCGTATTGATGGCAAACTTTCCGAAGTGGTAACACTCCGCCCAGTGCTGAAGATTGGGGAACGTTACTATTATAAGGAGATAGCCGACAAACCATTGGCACGTGAAGCGGCAAAGGTAGTCCGCCGCCTGTGGTTGGGTAGACAGGCAACAAATGGTTTTGCTTTCGTTCCGTCACAGACTGAAAAGGACGGCGTAAAGGTATTAGAGAGAAAACCCGTTACCGACTTACACACGGCGTTTATGGCAATGCAGCGTTCAAACACCGCTTTAGACTGGGAAAAGATAGAACAGGCGGCAAAGGAGCGCAAAGCGGAGGAGGAGCGCATCAACGAAGTGGAGACGCTCCGCGCAAAGCTATTGAGCGGCAAATCGACGCCGGAGGAGGTCGCAAGATTCGCCGTACTTGCAAAGTAAACATACACCGAACAAAGGTTTTAAAACCCTGTAGACTTACAGCCTACAGGGTTTTTTATTGCCCTTTAGTCCGGCGCTGACAGGTACACCACCACCGCCGCCCACGGTGGAACGCTTAAACCGACACGCCGCACGTCTCAAGTAGCGGGCACGGATTTTTCCGTGACGGGTGAGAGAGCGTTTTTATTGGTTTTCACGTTGAAAATCTCAGTTGCAGTTCCGCAATGGTGAAGGGCTGTAGTTTTGCACTTAGCAAAGCAATCGTCAACGACAATTTATTTGATTGTTATCGGTTTTCCGTCCTGACAGACGGCACGACAAACCCGCTTTCTGGCTTGAATGTCAGTGGTCTCTACAACCAACGAAAGACAGGTGTCCCGTGAAGATAGAACGATGCTAAGACACGCAAACCTAATAATTCATAATTCATATTCTATAACATTGGCACACAGGGACGTGATCCCTAACGTGCTACGGAGTTCAGCACTCCGACGTGGTTGAAAACAAATGTTCACGGATAATGCAGAAAATAATCCGTGTGAGACTCCCTTAGACATCTATATGAGAGGAAAACGCAGTCAACAGAAAACTTTCTGCGCAGTGTGGGTAGGTTCCCGTAAAAGCCCAGCGTATTGCAATGATACCCTGCAAATATATGAACGGGAGTGGATGGTAGCGTATTACGTGAGTATAAGCTATTCTGAAGCGAAAGGAACCACAGACAATGAGAATGAAGACGATAACAAAAAGGCATCTGTGTTATTCCTATAGGCAAATAGGGCAGCCTTTGCGGCTGCTCTACTACAAACCAACAAATTTTAGAATTATGAACGAGAAAGAAATGATTATTCTTTGCGACGGCTCAACGCGGTACGCAGAAGTAGACGTAACAGAATTGAAAGACGGACGCTGGCGCGGAACGTGGAACGGACACAACCTGACGTTTCACGGCGGAACGTGGATGGAGTGACTGACGCCTTAAAATCTCCCTACGATTGTAGGGAACAATAACCAATAAATTTAGGATTATGACATTAAAGACATTTAAAGTGCTCGACGCAATCAATCGTGAGGGATTGGATAACACTCAGTGGAATATCTACATGCACCTCGAACCTGTGAATACAGGAGAATTTTACGGAACGAACGAAAACCGCACGCTGCCCGCAGGCGTTTGGATAGCCGTGTACAAGAAGCGTGGCGATACGCTCTATTATTTCCGTTGGCTCAAGCCCGATTTGTGCCTTGATATATTCGAGGACACGGAGCTGTTATTCTTCAACGTAAGCGATTAGCCTAAAATGGTAGCCGACAGGCTACCAACTATTCACCAATAAAATTCTATGATTATGAAGAAAAGACAGATTATCTATTCAAGTACGATAATTGTGCTTGGAATTATTCAGCTGCTCCCGTGCGTGTTGCTTGTAAGCGGTACGATAATTGGAAATGTGCTTGGAATTTTCTACGCTCTGTTTGTGTGGTATCTCTGGACGAGTACGAAAAATGGTCGTTGGTTCAGCGTTGAGCTGTACCGCAGTACGCTGCGCTTGGAAAAATTCCTGCTCGGCTGCAACGTGGAGAGTGATTAGTACGATAATTGTGCTTGGAAACTTTCAGCCTAAATGCTGCCCTGCGATGTGGGGCAGTACGATAAATCAACCTTACAGAATTATGAGACAGATAGAAATGCGCAGAGTCAAGCGTGGCGAGTTTTTCCGCTTGGCAAATTCGGAGTCCGCTCCCGTTTGGGTGCGTGACGAGTACAACAGAAGTTCCAAAAAATTCGAGGCGTACAAGTACGACAATGTGAATTATTGGAGCGAGTTCAAAGGTTCACGCCTTGTTTACGTGGATTTCGTGTTCTGAAAAATTAAGCCTAAAAAACTGCCTGCAAATTAGGCAGTACGATAAATAACTAATAAAAACAAATGAATTATGGCAACACGAAGAGTTAAGTGCGAGGGTTCTCTGTTCATGGAGAGCGTATTCGCGAAGATGCAGGAAATCTACACACACGTTGAGTTCCTTGGTTACGACGGCAAATTTCTGACCGTGGCTTACATTGTCTAAAACTCTGTGCGCAATCATGCGCACGGACTATTAACCAATAAATTACAGAATTATGACAGAAAAAAGACTCACAGAGGCGAGAAGACTCGCAGAGAAAATTCTTCCTAAGGTTCAGAAGATGCAGCGTGATATGTATTTTAACAATCATGTAGGCATGTGCATTGAGTTTTACTCCTCCGGCTACAGCTTTTATGTAGATGTTTTCAGCACGAGCGACAAGAAGGGCGATAGCAGGGATTTCTGCGTCGTGACTTTCAGATTTTACGATTTTTACGATGCAGAGGAGAACGACGAAACGTTCAAGCGTCTTGCGGAGTACGTAAAAGATAAGTCCGCAGCCTAAAAATCCCCACGATTGTGGGGTCTATTAACCAACCAAATCACATAATTATGAATACAGAGAAAAATTTTGTAGTGCTTGAGTTTTACCCGAGTTTTACACCGAAAGTCGTGCGTGAGTTTGCAACCCGTGAGGACGCAGTGAAGTTTGCGGAGCTTATGAAGAAAAGCGAGACAGGCAGACATACCTACGCCGTATTTTCACGCATCGAGCCGTAGAGCCTAAAATCGGGCGGTACGATAATTCGTGCCGTCTTCTATTAACCAAACAGAATTATTATGAGTAGAAAAAACAAGACCATGTGCATACTTGCCATGTTGCACAACGAGGTGTATACAGGAGAGCAAATTTTGAACGACAGCGTATTTACGATACAATGCGGAGAAATCAAGAAAAAAGAATTGTACCTCGTTTCATTCAAGAAATTGTCGCAATGCTTTATCAACCATACGCTAAAGCAATTTGCAGAGGATAAGGGATTTTCCTTGGAGCCTGACGTGACTGCGAAAAATCCCTACGGCGACGATGTTTTCCTGTATGAATTGTAGCCTAAACAGCGGAGATACAACTCCGCTACTATTAACCAATTAAATCATTGAATTATGCTAAGAGACAGAAATTGCGACAAGAATTTTGAACGTTCGTTGATGTATCAGATAAACAAGGCAAAGATTGCAGCTCGCAAGATGCACAACGCACGTATGACCGACTACAATGATCCGAAATCTGAGAATGATTTTCACGACGCTATGGTTGAGATTGTAGCCATTGCTTATCACGATTGAGCCTAAACAACCCGTTACGTTTTGTCACGGGTTCATTTTATCAACCATTTAAAATTTTAGGATTATGAAAAAGAACCCACGAGATTACAAAGTGAACGGCAAAATGTATGCTTACATCCTTGACTCCATATCTTCCGATGATGTAGATGTAGAGTCTATGTCCGACAGGGAGCGCATTGAGTTTGCGCTTGACACGTTCTATGTAGAGAAATTTAAAGATGACAGACGCAGAATGTCCGCTCTTGATTTGCTGACTGAATGGATTGCCGGTCTTTGCTCTACCGTGAACGTAGCCTTTACGAACTATGACATTGCCAAGGTTGGCACGGAGAGGGGTTATTGCAGAACAGACGCAAGAACCTCGCAGTTTGTACGTACATGGTTTGAGCGCATCGCCAGTGGTATTCTGCGCCTTGCGAAGATTTACGGCGTGGATATGAGCCGTTTCCGTCGCTAATGCCTTAAAATCCTGCGTGACGATTGCACGCAGGAACAATAACAAACCAACAAAAATAAGATTATGAAGAAAAGAACTTACAAAACACTCGTCGGCTTGCTTAGAGCTGCCGATGCAGGACAATTCACGATGAACGATTTTTCGAGCGGACAAATCTACGACAACAAGCATTATAAATGGCGTCCGTTCGAGCTTACCGACAGCGCTCTGCGTGAGCTGTCTGACGGCTTCTGTCAAGCACTGGGCTGTCAGAAAAGAAAGTACGACGAGGTATTCCACAACATGAAGTACGGCAAAATCGAGAGATGTGGCATACTTTCCCGTCTGTGGGTTGAGCTGCGTAATAACAAGCCGAGCTTTACCTATTGCGTAGGACAGGACGGAGATTACGAGTATCCGCTTGTCAAGAGAATCCTGTATCGTGGTTATTGAGCCTGAACAAATCTGTGCAGCCTATCTGCACAGAACAATGTTTAACCAAATTAATTTCTGAATTATGGCAACAAAAAGAGCATCCGAAAGGAGAAGCAGAACGCTTGCGCAGCAGGCTAAGTCCTACGAGGTGGCAGGCGAGTACGAAATGATGCAGATAATGCACGAGTCGTGGATAAACGGCAATTTCTCCGACTTCAAGCATTATTACAGAGTCTTGAGAATGGAGGACAGACGCAAGTTTGTACACTATCTCTACAACAGCACCGACGAGTACACATTCTACAAAATGATTGACTCGCTCATGTTCGGTTAGCCTAAATCAAACGCTCGCTCTTGCAGAGTGGGCGTTTCTATTAACCAAAAAGATTGAAATATGAAGAAAATTGAGATTACGAGAGCTGGCATGGGCGAGAAATGCCCATGCCCGAAGTTCAGCAAATTACTGGCAAAAGGCTACATAATGTGCCATCGCTGCAAGCATTGTGTTGAAATTATCAGTGAGACAGAAATAATGTGTAATTATAATTAATTCGCCTTATGAAAGAAATCTATATTTTATACAAATGTGACAGCTGGCACTCCTCAAATAGTAAGGAGGTAGTATTTGTAGGAAGTTCTGTAGAAAAATGCTGTTGGGCGGCGCATTGGAAAGGCGCGACTAACGAGCAGGTAAGACAGCTGAGAGATATTGGGCAGTCGCAGTGTACGAGCAATCGAGACTACGAGTTTCAGATAGAACACTGGAATATCGACAAGCTCTAAGCCAAACATTTCCCAATTCTGTAGCAGGAATTGGGATTTCTATTAACCAACATTTAGAATTATGACGAGAAAAGAATTTATCGAAAAGTGCAACCATGTTGTTCGCAACTACAGGAATGTAGAGGAGTTCAACAAGTGTATCAACCAAATACTTGACTCTGGCTGCATTGACCTTGACAATGTTCAACAGGACTACACTCCAGCCTTTTGGGTTGTAGGTGCGTTGTTTCAGCGGTCAGCCGACCAGTGCGTCAATGGGAGCGTTTTCGAAGAAAAGCGCAGAAAAGACCGCAGGGAATCGAAAAAAATTGCGAAGTTCATTCCGTGGTGGTTTTTATAAGCCTAAAAGACTCTCCCCTGTGGAGAGTGCAAGTATAACCTAAAAACAACGAATTATGGCAAAGAAAGTTTATGCACTCTATCGCACTGATAAATGGAATACATACGCAAGCCGAGAATTGCTTGTTGTAGCAGGTAGCATCAGAAGATGCTGTAAGGTAGCCAAGGACGACGGAGCAACAAAAGAGCAGATTAAGGATTTGCGTGGTTATTACCACCAATCCCAGTGTACCGACGAAACCGATTACGAGTACGACATTGTGGAATACACGCTCAACGAGAGTTTAATAGACTAAAAATCCCTCTTCGGAGGGAACAATTACAAACCATTTAAACAGAAGAATTATGGCATTACAATGGAAATGGACTGACAAGATGGGCAAGGCAATCATCCGTCAGAACGAGAGAAAGTACGAGATTGGCATCTACGGCGGCAACGCTCTTGCGATATTCATCAGTGTGAACAAAGACTCATACCAGCTCTACAATTTCATTATGAACGAAAGACACCTCGGCATCATTAAAGAGAACGAGTTCAAGATGTTCTACGACGAGGTGGTGAGCATCGAGCTGAACGTATGCAACAAGAACGCACTGAAGATACTCCCTCTCCTCGCAAAAGAGGCGGGCGAAGTGCGCTGCTACTACAAGGAGTCAGAGTAACATGGCTTATCCGTTGGGGAAAGAAACCACAATCGGAGCGACACCGACAACGGAACAATATTAACCAATTTTTAAGAATTATGAAGAAATATTATGTATCAGTCACAGAGACTTTAAACAAGGTAGTGAGTGTTGACGCTGAGAGCGAGATAGAGGCTTTACAGAAAGTGCATGATGCCTATGATAATAGCGATATTATTCTCGATAACGACGATTTCTGCGGAGAAACAGTAGAGACAGAAGATGACCAGGAATTTTATGCCGATTACGAGAAAGAGAATGGTGAGACTTATCAGCACATAGACTAAGCCAAACGGGGAGAGCAATCTCCCTACCAATAACCAAAACTTTAAGAATTATGTATGTATCAGAACTATCGAGAGAACAACTTGTAGAGTTAAAGTCCACCATGCTTGAAGCCATCCTCGGCTACGAGCCGTCATACGGAGAGCTTGCCATTGCTGACGAGCTTGTGTCTGACGAGCAGGTGGAAGAGGAGTACGGAGGCGTGTGTTTCACGCCCGACGACTTCTTTTGCTCAATGAGCTAACCTACGGCAGCGCAGCCTAAAAAGGCGTGCCGGAAGACCAAATTCATTTCAACAGTAGTGATGATCACGAGTCTTCCCACTGACGCGAGTCGACTCGTGATCTCACGACTGTTTCACATCAGCATCGTACAGATATGCGCCGAGGTCTTCGGCACGCCACATTTATTAACCAAAAAAAATACGAAAAATATGAATAGAATTATTGAAGATGCAGGGGAAATGGTCTACAACGGAGCAAAGTTTTACATTAATCTTGAAAAGCGTTCGCTGTCCGTAAACGGCAAGTATCTGATAAAGGACGGAAAGCATGAGCTTCCGCTCGGATGCTGGCACAAAGAAGATTTCCCCGAGGAAAAGATGTTCAAATCTCTTGAACTCCGCTATCGCGACTACAAGCACTCGATACCATCAGAGCGTTCGGAGTCGCACCGGCGCAGATACTTCAAGGCATTACGAGAGGACGAGCTATCCGACGAGGATATGATGTACGGAGTGCCGCGCGAGTTCGCACGCTACGAGCTTGAATCGTTCTTACTTGCAATGATTATGATTGGAGCGTTAAAATGGCACGAGGAGTGGGGTAGCTGGTTCTACCAATCTCCCAACGACAAGGACTTGATTATCCTGCGCTCATGGGTTGAACCAAGCAAATCGTAGCATTTGGTAGCAGATGGTAGCATTTGATATAAACCGCCTAAATCAGAGTGGGATGCAAATCTCACTCACATTTTTAACCAACATTATTTAACATTAAAAACAAAAGAATTATGAAAAGAAATGTAATGATTTCAGGTGAGTTCACTATCAACGAGGTAGCAAACGCTAACGGCGCAGGTCAGCAGAAACCCAACAAGAAGTCGGCACAGGCACGTATCGAAGCTCTCAAGGCTGCGGGCGTGGATGTTTCCAACTACTTCCCTATGGGCGAAGAGATGATTGTCCGTGTCAAGGACGGCGTTCCGACACAGGTGCTTGACGACGACCCTGTTTTCTCTCGCATCATGGAAGGATGCTACATCGCTCACGGCAAGCTCTATCGCCGTTGGGTTATGGCGCAGATGTTCCACATGCTCCGAGAGATGAACGAGGGCAAGTGGGATTCTCCCAACTTCACGGAGGTCTTGCAGAACCGCGGATACGAGTATTCGTGGAAGATGGTGGAGCAGGAGTTGCTTGCGCAGTATAAGATGCTCAAGCACGGCGACACAGAGTCGTTTGGCGAGCGCAACCGCTGGTTCGACAAGGACGTTGTGACTGAAATGGCAGAGGACTACCTCGACCTTCTCCGCAAGGTTGTTGGGGAAATCAAGGAACGCAAATGCCGTGGTCGCCTCTACAAGCGCATCTTCGGCAAGAACGTGTTCTCTGACGAGATTGAGAATGTGGTGTTCGCTCCGATTGCATGGGCTATCAGAGCAATCGGCGACTCCAAGTCCGCATATCAGCTCTACAAGGCTGTCGCAGCGTTCAACCGTGACCGCCACAACCTCCGTTGGCAGACCAAGCAGTCAAAGGCGTTCACCGATGCCTACAAGGGTTCTGGTGCGTACTTCACGATGAAGAACCTCATCCTGTTCCACGGCGCACGCTTCAACGGCTGCACCACGGCAAAGCAGTCGCTCGCACGCATGGAGAATCTCGCCTCGAACCTCGAAGGCTGGGAACTCCTCGGTGCAATGAAGCAGCTCATCAAGGACTCTGGCATCTCTGTCGAAAAGAAGATTGCCGAGTGGAAGAAACAGCCTGCAACTAAGAAGTAGTACGCAGCCAAGAAGGAATTGCCGTTCCGTCTGCGGTGGCTCGGCATCATTTATGAAAGCTTCGCAGAAGAAGGTCCCTTACCTGCCTTTCGGTCTGGCAAGGGACCTTCTTCTGCGAAGCTTTGAAATCACACGCTTACAGACAGGCACCCGTCCGTGAGCCGCAGACAAGCCTAAACCTATCCGTTGTTCGGCAGCGGATAGTCTATCAAACCAAAATTTGTTTATTATGAAGTACAGAATTGTTTTCTACACCTTCGAGTACGAGGGTGTGAACGCAGCGTTAGACAAGTCAATGCCTATGTCACGCTATGCCTGCCGTAAGTATCTCCGCGAAAACGGATGGAAGTACGAGAAATCACGATGGCAAAACGGCTTCGGTTCGTTCGCCGCCATCGTGGAGTACAAGACACGCTCCGCAGCCTAAACCACAAGTGGTTACACATCGTAACCGCTTGACTTATTTACAAACCATTAAATAATAACAGAATTATGAAAGAAGATAAGATTTTAGAGATGTTTTTCGCCCCCGAACGCTGGCAGTACGCAATCGCCAAAGGTGTTGTCAAGGACATATCCAAAGGCGTGCTCTACAAGCTCACCAAACCCGAGGCGCGCGCACTCATGTATCAGCGTATCCGTGACGGCAAGTACAAGATAATGCCGCCACATACAGCGCAGATACCGAAGGACAACGGCGAGTTCCGTACCGTATATGTGAACGAGCCTGCCGACCGGGTGTTGCTCTCCATCGCCAACGACCTTCTCTTCGAGCTTATGCCCGAGATGGTTCATCCGAGCTGTCGCTCGTATCAGAAAGGTATCGGCTGCGGTAGGGTAGTGCAGGAGGTGTCACGCCGTATGTGTGCGTTGCAGACTTCCGATGTGCTCGGCTTCAAGTCCGACCTGTCGAAGTATTTTGACAGTGTTCCGTTGGAGTTCGTTGACGCAGCCTTCGACAAGGTGGAGGAAAAGTACGGACACTCGGCTCTGATAGACGTTCTTCGCGACTACTATCACTCCGACCTGTACTTCACTCCCGAAGGTGAGCTGCACGAGAAGTACCAGTCGTTGAAGCAGGGTTGCTCCGTTGCCTCGTGGCTCGCAGACGTAATCCTGTATCATATCGACGAGAAACTATCGCAGCTCGAAGGCTATTACGCCCGATACTCCGACGATATGCTTTATGTCGGTAGTGACTACGTTAAGGCGATGCACATCCTTACCGAGGAGCTTGGCAATATGCAGATGAAGCTCAACCCGAAGAAGGTGGAGTATCTTGACGCAAACCATTGGTTCAAGTTTCTCGGCTATTCAATCAAGGGCAGCAGCATATCGCTTTCCTCTACACGCATCAAGACGTTTCAGAAGGAGATAGAGTCGCGTTCGTGCTGTAGACGGGGTGCAACGCTCACGACATCGGTAAACATGATTAACCGATACCTCTACAAGGGTTATGACGGTCACTCATGGGCAACGCAGGTCCTCCCGATAATCAACGTAAAGGAGGACATCGACACGCTGTCTACGTTCATTCTTGACGCTCTGCGTGCTACCGCAACCGGCAAGCGACGCATCGGAGGTCTTGGTTTTGCCAAGGAACAGAAGGTGGGATGTATCTCACGAGGACGAGGAAAGAATGTCACAACTAACAGAGCTAAGACACCCGAGCGTATTGACGGCTTCATGTCACTCGGTCTCATGCGCAACGCATTGCTGACCTCGCGAGCTGCATACGACACGCTTGTAGCCAATCTCTGACAAACGCCTAAAAACGGATGCAGTCCAAACGCTGCATCCACAACCAAAACCAAATATGAATTTCCGAGAACACGGAACTGCGCAACGCAGGATGCCACATTTATATACCCGCCTCAAAGATTCGGGATGTCTCTGGACAATCCAGAGCGTATCCCGAATCCTAAAGGCTGGTACAATCACGACCATACAGAAATGTTCCACGGCATAATGCCTGTGCAAGGCGGCGCACACCGCCCTCGGCTTGAAGAATGGCATCCGTTTAGCGCTCAGGTTGCTAACTATGACGACGTCTGTGCGAACGAACAGACGTCGTCATCGAGAAACCTGACCTACATCACTCGTTTATATCCATGTGCCACAGCCATCGTTCAAGCCCACTCACGTCAGCGCAGACGTTCGTCTTCCCCGAAGGAGTACATTTGCTACACCAAGCTTACACGCGGCGCTTGGATGGTTATCACCATCTCGCTCGCCGCGTGCTTGCTTGAGTTCGACCAAACCCTTACAGCCATGCGCCACGCTCCTTGTGGAAGACAAGCCATTGCAAGCCAAAACCGGGCACGATGGGGAGACAACGTTTATATCCCAGTACATAAGGGCTGGGTTAGTGCCGGTTGCAACAACCGGCGCACCCAGCCCCACTACTGGGCTAAATCAAACACCTACAGCGATGCACCCGTCTCCAATCGTGCCCACAATACAACCAACGTAATTTTGCGGTTCCTTATGACGTGCCGTGCAGCCTACTTTAATGATACCGGCTTCGTATCATCCGCCGTCCACCAGGTTGACACCTGGCTCCCTGCCGATTTCTCAGCCGGTACATATCAAATCCTTACAGTCACGCAACACGGCTACAGGCACGTCATTACTTTAAAAAGTGCTGCATTTATTCGTGAAATAGCGATAAAATCACTACCTTTGCATTATAAACCAATCGCAAACCAATCACGAACCAATCAGCGATGTTTGCCTTAACGACCTCGTATTGCAGAGGTCGCTATTAACCAATAAAATAGATTAAATTATGGCAGTAACAAAATTTGTAAGAGCGCAGGACATTCTCAAGGAGAAAGGGTTCAAAGCGCCACCGTTCGATACGGCGGGATTTCAGAACGCAGTCGTGGAGTTCTTTCGGAAGAACGATGTGTCTGCGAAATTAGCCATATTCGGAGTTCGTTTCGTGGATTATGAGAGTACGCCCAAATGTGGATTTTCAGATTGTACGCAATACAGCTCCAGCGAAACATGGAGCGACGGAAGCGAAACCTTCCATTACGACCTTCCTGGCTATTTGGATTATCGCTTTGGTTATAGTGCCACTACAGGCTTCAGTACCCCGTTTTTTATCGTGGACGAGCCGTATCTGACCAATGCCGTAGCCCTTCTTAAAATGGCAGGGTTCATTGTTGGAAGAAAACGCAGAGTTTTAGGAGTGCCAACTTACGACATCACCCTCGTCTAAACATTAACCAAGCCCTACGCATCACGGTCAAGCAGTATGAAATGCCCAACAACAAGAAACAGGAGAATGTGGATGACATTCGCAAGGACTTCGCAAAGCGGGTCTACGACCTCTATATCAATGCCGCCAACGGAAAGATTGATACCTACGACAAGTTTCTGACTCGTTTGGAGTGGCTCGAAATAGACTACTCCACGCATTGTCTCCATACAGAATATACGAAGACCTGTGTCCTGACGACTTCGATTTGGTGAAAATGGCGATAGAGGAGGGCACACCCCTCAAGGACTTCGCCTATCAATGGTTGAACATATACAACATCATTGAGTTCGCCAAAGTGGATACAAGTTCGCTCGTGCCTCCAACATCCGACGATTAATCAAAACGGCAGGGTTGAACCTGCCACCAAGTAAACCATATTATAAACAAAAAAAACAGAATTATGAAAAAAATATTTTCTATGTTAGCCTTCTTTATGATGGCTATGTGTGTCCTTACCCTGTCCTCATGCGGTGACGATGATGAGAATGAATCCAAAGCGAATACAGCCGAAATCTTAGGTTCTTGGGAAGAAACTACAGTAAAATCAGGAGAGAACTCTACTGTCAAGGTGATTACAACTTGGACTTTTAATGCAAACAAAACAGCTACAGAAAAAGTTGAAGCTTATACCACAACGGTTTATACGGATAAGACTAAGCTCTTTAGTCTGACATTTGATTTTACCTATGAATACAACGGAAAGACGGTGAAACTAACCAGTACCGACCCAACGGTCAAAGAACCTGTATCTTACTACACAGTAGAGATAAGCGGAAATAAAATGCGCATGGGTAACGAAAAAGGTGGATATTTTAATCTCACTAAGAAGTAGTCTAAGATTTAGTATCAACTATTTTCTATTAGTAGAACACAGCAGCCATCCATCACTTAGGCGGGTGGCTGTTTTTGCCTTTTTGCTAAAATATAAACTTCTTATTTCACTTTCGAGGCTTTATTTTGCCTAAAACAGACCTCCATTAAAGGGTCGCAATTTAACCATTTAATTCATTAATTATTGTAAAACCACTGCGCCCATACCGAAGTAATATTATAAATAACATTAACTTTGCGTTGCAGGCGCACTAAATTTCAAGAATTATGACACAGCTACTTAGCACAAGACGCTGGATGGACTTGCTCACTCCCGAGCAGCAGAAAACCTACTCCAGCGCAATCCGAAAGGGTTACTTTGCGACTTATGACGGCTATCGTTGGCGTCACGAGTTCTATGGAGCTTTCATCTGGAAACACCCTGGACGCGTGAAGATCATTGATAAATTCAAGCAGGTTATCGGTCGCGCACCATTGTGGGAGGACATCACGGACGACAATCTGCGAGACGTGAAGGAAGAGCTGGACGCTTCCTATGCGCCGAACTCTGTGCGTACAATATGCGCAGAGATTAACGCAATCATCCGTGAGAACGCAGAGTCGAAAGACATTCCTTCCATGTCCTACGCCCGTGTGCTGCGTGCAAAGAAGGTGGTGGTACAGTCCGTGTTTCTCACCGACGAGGAGATACGCAAGATACACGAGTATCGCCCTAAGACAGTACGCAGACGACATGCAAAGCGCATCTTCATGCTTGAATGCCTTTGCGGAGCACGTTTCTCCGACTGCCTGCGCCTCTCGCCCGTAAACCTCTCTCCTGATGGTCGTACCCTGACTTATGTATCAAAGAAGACCAACCATGAGGTGACGGTTCCCGTGCATCCGTGGCTAAGGGAGTATCTCGTTCCGTCTTCACCTATCGAACCGCAGTCACTTGCAGTTCCTTCCTACAACGACGCGATACGTTTCTTCTGCCAATCATGCGGTATCGACCAGCAGGTTAAGGTGTACCAGGCAGGTCGCGAGCAGACTGGCCCGAAATGGAAGTTCGTATCGACGCATACGGGCAGACGCTCGTTTGCAACCAACCTGTCGTTGAAGAACGTACCGTTGGAGCAGATAGCGTTGATGATGGGTCACTTCACGGGCAACGCTCCGGATGTTTCCATGACGCAGCGATACATCGTGACGCGACTCCAGCTGTCGCCCGCAGCGTTCCAGGCGTTCGTTATTCCTGGTGCCGAAAGAGCGGCGGCAGAGAGCGAGGCTTACAACAACCCGACAAACGATTTTGATGACTTCGGCGACTTCGATATTCCCGAGGACGAACAGCTCGTCATCCCCGAGAGACCGCAGACCGAAGCATCGTAAACACATGACGCACCACAACGCCTAAACATGGTGGGGATTTGCTTTTCCCACCAACCGATTTTACTAACATTATTAACATTCATAAAAGTTCACTAATTATGAAAAAGCTATTACATGGCAGCCTTATTACATTGGGGCTTACATTGCCGCTATCGTGCTCCGTGTGCCCTATAGGGCCTTCCAAAAGCCACGCCGACAGCAGCCTTTATTTTAACGACCAAGTAAAATTAGGCGATACCGCGGTAAACCTTGTCAAGTCGGGCGTTTTAACGCCAGACATAGAAACTTCAGTGCTATATCACCTTACAAGTAATTCATTTGCAGGCGTTAATTTCAAAAGAAATATTGTTGCTACAAGAAATGGCCTTGTAAATGGCTTGTTTTATTTCAGCGCCAATTACAGCGATGAGTCGGAGTATCAAAACGAACTAAAAACTTTATTTGAGAATATTGGCAGAACATACAACAAGCAAACAAAGGATACTACATATACAGTAGATAACAGTATGTTTGATGCTTATGTCCATGAATATGAATGGACATCACCAACAAAAAAGATCTCTCTTTTTCTAAACCGAAGAGATATGGGAATGTCTATTCACGCATACGACATACAATTATATATAACTATACAAGATAGCATTGTCAAGAAATATGGTTTCTCTCATCTCTTTAATCGCGAGCCTTAATCTCGCATCATCTAAAAGACTCTGGCAGACCCTGCGAGGATTAACTGACATACCTTGCAAGGTTCCAACAAAACCAACCTCAGCCCTACGCATCACGGTAAGCGAAAAATTATGAAGAAGTTAAGCAAAGAAGAAGCTATTGATAAGTTTGGCGAGGATACCGTCAACAAGGCGATGAAAACAAACGCAGAGCCTACCAGTAGAGTCATGTATCCATCTTACGAGGTTCCTTCACATATTGGCAAGGCTGAGTATGCAGGCGACCCGGTAAAGGTTGGCGGTTGGAAACTGACGGCATACTATTATCTTTCTCCTGAGGACGAAGAGAACACGGATTCCTTCGACTGGGATGGTAACGTGGAGTTTGAAGCAGAAGAAATTTGGTAAACACCTCAGCCCTCGACATCACGGTGAAGTCAATAAAATGGAAAATTATCTTGAAAAAGTCATAAAAGAGAATGGCAATATAGACGTTCACGAATTGAGCTGGAAGCAGGTCGTTGCACTCCTGAACGCCTGGGATTCCAGCTTCGCAAGAAATGAGAACACATCGTTCTCAGAGATGGTGAAGCGATGCTATAAATCACGTCCATGGCACGAGAACGCGAATATCATCTATTTGCATCGGAATAATCAGAAAACAACCATTTTCCCTCATGCCTGTTATAACCTCGACGAAGCAGAGGAAGATATGATATTTAATTTGCTCAAAAAGCAATTTTCTACAGAAGTAGCGGGATAAAAATGCCCCGACCTAAGCCGGGGCGAACACAGACCATTACAGTCTGACATCTACGATAGTAGAAATTTGCTCTTCATGAGCGTTTAAATCCACAATTCCGAAGAATTGATCGTCAACGGAAAATATTTTTATTTCAATTCCATAAAGGTTCGATTAAAGTTTCTCCGAAGACGATTGCAAATTTAAGAAATAAAACAATACGGTGTATCATTTTACCCGAATTGTTAATATTAATTAAGATATTTCAGCCCTATCGCATCACGGACAAGCGAAATGATTATGAAAAAAATGTATTTTACGAGCAAGAAGAGTTTTCTTGTTGAACAGAACCCTGACGGAACGTTACTCATCATCAAGACTTCAACAATGAAACCTTTGGAAAACGCAGGCTCGTTCATCGTCTCGCAAGGAGGCATCGAAGCTATCCTCTCCAAGTGCAAGGAAGTCACCGATGAGGAGTTTCTTGAAGACCGCAAGCAGCTCCTTATGCGCAACGAGCAGGCAAAACTGCGCTCCCAGGAACTCGCCCTTGCCAACCGCAAGCGTCACGAAGAGGACTACAAGGCTGTATTCAACGACAGCACGGTTGAGACGACAGCGGAGAATATACGCATACTTCTATGCTACCTCAACGACATCAACTGGGGAGTATGGCAGCTTCCGTCGATGACTATCGGCTACACTTGTAATCAGTACGACTGCGACGGCAAGACCGCAACGACCATAACGCTCGACACTCCTATAGAATATCGTGGCGAGCAGGTATCGCAGTTCCAGCACGGAGCACCAAGCGGACACCTCCGCAACTATCGTAGAATATAACAAAAAAAAACAATATGATTACTAAAGAATTGGCAAAACAGCTTATAGAGCAAGCAGAATATAATTGCTCTGGAGAAAAAGTAGAGTACAATATAGACGACATACAAGCACTTAGTAAGGACGGTGCTTATCTCGTCTTTGCATCATCCGAATCCTGCAAGACATCTTTTGTCTGTTACGAAGAAGATGGAACGGCTTATTTTCTCGATGATTGGCAGGGCAGCTACCCAACCAACGAAGAAGAAATTGCAGACTACAATAATTGGGTAACAATAGATTGGAAGGAGTCACCCGTCATTTTCAATGGTCTCCCCCGAGCCTTATACGTTTTGTAAAAATCATTCAGCCCTCGACAACACGGCAAGTCACTTAATATGGAGAAAATAGAAGTTAGAACATTGGCGCAGCTGGTAGAATTTATCAATGAGCGCGACGAATGGTCAAACGATGTAACCGATATTATTGAGAGCAATGGATGGCAGGACATTACGGGCGAAGAGCGTGGTGTATGTCTTGATGCTGGAGGCAATGAAATGGTTATCATCAATGACAATGGCCTTGCAGAAATCAACTATGACCCAAAGTCTTGGTATGGTCTCGAAGATTAGTCAAAGGAATCGTCATTATAGCTAAGAATATCATGTACGAAATAATAGATGTAATACACGATTATCTGTTTGTAACGCTCCGTCTGCGCAATGTGCGGACGGGCGCGACAAGAGACTGGCAACACTGGGACGACCTCGAAGACTGGCTGTGCGAAGAGTACAGCGTGAAAGAATTGAAAGGTCTTGTTATGGATGCCCTGCCCAAACATGGCGGCTGGGTAGACTCTGAAAAACAAAATTATTAGTCACAAATTTAAAACAATCAATATGATGGACACAGCAAACGTAAAGTTTAATCGAGTTGTAGCAAAGAACAACTTTAAGTTCTCCGACATGGAAGAACTGAAAACAGCGGTCGAGAAGTCTATCCTCGGCGAAACTGGCTTGATAGTCGCCGGCACGGAAAAGAAAGCGAAGGAGATTTTGACCCCGGACGGCACGCTTGAAATACAAAAGAGCGTCGCAGGCGAGGCGATGGCCTTCCTCTCTGACGAAACCGCCGTTAATGTGAGGCTCATACAGCTCAACGCACACGGTTTATTCAAGTTCGTTTACGTTTTAAAGGTTAGGTCGCTATAACACAATGAGCAAGGAAAGATTTGTACTCCAGCCGTCCAAGGAAATGCAAGACGGCTGGGTAGCCACCGACACGGAGAACGGCATCGTGCTGCGTTTCGAGAACCACAAACTTGAACAAACACTGCGCTGCACGCCGCTCCTCACAGACGGACGCGAGCCGACCGCAATCGAGCTTGCAACCGCAATCAGAGAGCTGCTTGACTGGCTGCGAGAAGAACATAAGGATAAGGTATTCTGATACCATTTTATGCGGTCGCATAAGTCGCATAAAACATGGTATTTTATATATGATTTTATCGTTGTAAACGCCTGGTTATCAATGCGTTTAACCAACTTTATGCGACCGCATACAATCGCATCTATTATATATTATATATATAGTATATATTCATACTAACGTATTCATATATCCTATACACATAATATATAATTTTTCTCTTCCAAAGAGAGAGCGGTTTTTCGTGCTTGGAATTGGGTGTTGGAATGGTCGTCGAGAGGCTACGCCTTGTCGCCGTTCACGTAGTCGATAATCTTGCGCACTGCATCATCAATTCGTTTCGTTCCGTATGCGATATAATGGTCTGTTACGTCCGCCCAGGAGTGCCCGAGGCAAAGAGCAATAGTCTCGCGAGGTATCTCAAGTTCCGCGCCGATTGAGGCGAACGTGTAACGTGCGGTGTACACCGTAAGGTTGTCAACGATGGGTTTGTATCGAGCTGAAGGTCTGCCAGGCCCGTGTGTGCGCTTGACAACCTCCCTTGTGCCTATCTTTTTCAACCCTGCATACCAGTTGCGATAATAGCTGAGATATGAAGCATTTTTGTCAAGCGGTGAGAGTAGCCAGTTTCTGCCTTTGTATCGTCGAATAATCTCCATTGCTTCAGGAGGCGCGGGTATATTATAGAGCTTACCCGTCTTCCTGCGCCGGTACCTTATACGCCCGTTCTGTAAGTTCTCGTCTTTAAGAGTCAGGAGGTCGGCAGGGTTGATGCCACACAGATAGAATGTCAGCATGAATAAGTCCCGATACATGGCCCTGCGGTTATTGAGCGGATAATCACGTATGGCTCGAAGCTGTTCTACGCTGATATTGTTGATAGGCGTTTTCTCTGTTTTGATTTTGTACCTCCTGAACGGATAGTTGTTTGTCAGTTCGTTGTCGAGTGCCCAATTAAATACGCTCCGTATTCTGTACAGAATTAAAGCCTTGTAGTTTACGCTTGCCGCGCGTTCGTCCATGTGCCGCGCCAATTTGTCAAGCCATGACTTATCAACAGAGGCGAGTATAGCCTTGTTGTCAAATTCCTCAACTATGGCGGCTGCTTGAAGGTATCCTTTTTTTGTGCTTTCTTTTTTCTGTGCTGCACATTTGCGGATGTAGTCGGACAGTGTTAGCTTGGATTTCGACTCCTTGCCCGTGACAATAGCGCGCAGTCCCTCCTTTTGAAGCTCGTATCCCATGTCTTCATGTTCAAGGATGAATTTGTCGATGCTGTCTATGATACGCACAAGTCGTTTTGTCTTCGCCTTTGAGTTCGGCTCGTTCTGTGCGAACGAAACGCCGTTTACTGGATACTTCGCCATGATGCCTGTGCTCACGGTGAACTCCTTTCGGTTGTCGCGGAAAATGACAGACACGGGTATGAGTCCGTTTTCGTTCCGCTTGCTCTCCTTAGTGCTGATAAAATACTTCATAATAACGCTTGTTTTGTTTTAATTCTGCTTAAAAAGTCCACTAAAAAGTCCACCTAACACCACCCAAAAACCCCTAAAAACGCATTTTGAGAGCTGTTTTTAATTGCTAATATCGACCTGCTACTTTCTGCTTTCCCTTGCGTAATTTGCTGTTATTCAATGCATTTGCGATAGAATTGCGGTTGTTAAGAAATTTTTGCGACAACACTTCTGTTTATTTTCTTGTTTTGTTATTGTTTTCTAATCGTTTACGACCTACTTAACGCTGCCTGCTTGTTCTGACATATTGCCGTTCTATGCGTGTAATGTTGTGTTAAAACAACAGCGTTTCTGTTTTCGTGGTTGCAAATTTAGACGCAAAAAATGTTAATCTGACAAATTGACACGCATCTTTATCCCATTTTAACACTACAATTTAACATATTAACGGCTATTAGAAAACCAACCCTCCTTTTTTACTTTTGTTTTATTTCCGTCGCCTCCCTGCGCCTCATGTTGGGGAAGTAGCGCAGCACCAGGTAAAGCGTTGCAATGATACCGATAGCTCCGCCAGCATAGCCTATGTATTCTATCGACAGTCGGCTCACCACCAGTCCGCCCACGTAGGCACCACTGCCTATGCCGAGGTTGAATATGCCCGAAAAGATAGACATGCCTATCGACGTGGCGTTCTCCGGCGCAAAGCGTATGGTGTTGTCCTGAAAGGCTATGTTGAACGCCGTAGCCATGGCTCCCCACAAGATGCAGACCGCGAGGGTGTACGCCATGCCCGCAGTCGCAGCCTGCAGCATCATCATGCACAAGGTGGGGCCTAACGTCACCGCCAGTATGAAGCGGCGTGGGTTAGCCATATAGTATTTTGAGAAGGCTATACTGCCGAGCATACCCGAACCGCCGAACACGATGAGTACCAGCGTCACTGTTTCGGGCGACATGGCTGCCACCTTGCCCAAGAACGGCTCAATGTAGCTGTAGCAGGTGTAATGGGCTGTGGCGAACAGCACCGACATAATGAATACGCCTACCAGCACGCGGTTGTGTAGCAACTCGGGCAGCTGCTTGAAGGCGAACTTGCCGCGGCTCTGCAGTTTGGGAAACACCACGAGTATGAACACGAATATGAGGGCAGAGATGATGGCGATGCTCATGAACGCCATTCGCCAACCTACGTAGAGACCTATCACGCGACCCAGCGGCAGACCGACAACCATGGCTACCGACGAACCTGTGGCAATAGCACTCAGTGCTAAGGCACGTTTTCCGTCGGGCACGGTGCGCACAGCGAGCGGCGAGGCTATCGACCAGAATATAGAGTGGGCGCAAGCCACACCGATGCGCGAGAGCATCAGCGTGTAATAGCCTTCGGCTAATGCCGACCCTACATGGCTCACCACGAACAACGCTATTATGGACAGCAACAACCGCTTCAGCTCCATCTTCGATGCCTTTATCATCAGTGGCAGCGACATTATCGCAACCACCCAGGCGTACACCGAGATGAGCAGTCCGGCGCGAGCCTCGCTGATGTTAAGGTCGGTGGCAATGTCTGTGAGCAGACCGATAGGCATAAACTCTGAGGTGTTGAACACGAACACGGCAAAGGTAAGCCCTACAAGGGGCAACCATCTGCTGAAAGATTCTTTATTTTGCATCCTGAAAATAAAATTCAATACTCTGTTAATTCTTATGTAATCGATTGAAAATGAGAGAGTTAATTAACGT